TCGTTCTCGCAGGCTTCAGTAAAGGTTAAAACATTATAAACAATCGGCCTCCAGAATAACCATTCCTTTTTAACCTTCTGCCTGTAGTAACCGCTTCCCCGCCTTGAGTGCATCTTTAGATTCTGGGTAGATATATCCGGCTTCCAACTGCCCTCTAAGAAATCGAGGCAGAATGGCCTGCCATACCTCCAGATCATCTAAAGAAATTTCATCAAGGTTTAACTTATTCCCCTGTTCAGGGAACACGACATTCTCAAAACAATAATCAAGCATCGTTTCAAGATTGAATTGATCTGTTTTCGGATTATAGAGAGAGGCCTGAAGTTTAAGCCACTCTCTATTTCCCGGATGCTGCAATTTAAAAACTTTGCTATTAACAACTATTTTATTAGTTATCATAAATCTCCTTTATGGTAAATGCGACATGATTAAATCAGCGCAATGTATGACCCACTCAACGCCCGATTCTTCATCGCCGTATTCAATATCAGGATCAGTCCCGATCCACGCGCTCGTAGATACTGCCATGTGTTTTGAATCGGAATTGTTCTTGACCATTACCGGAAATGAAGCCGGTAAAAGTTTAAATATATCAAGCTGCTTGTTACTCGGTGACGTTTTCTTTAACGTGAAAGTAATTGTCCCTGATATGTTGTTATTCTTTGTCCTGCTGACTTCCCCGTATGCGCCTACATGTCTTTTGTAAAGCTCATTATCCTCTTTTGCGCATGTGATAAAAGTACCGTCAAAGAATCCTGACATGTTTATTCCTGAAACAGTCAAAGAAACTTCCGAAGGATTATAGCTGCCAATCAATTCTCCCGCCATAGTATTTCTCCTATTTAAAATTAAACGCTGATTAGTCCAGTCACAGTAACCTTATGGATCGCTCCAGCCGTTGTATAATTAAACTTGACATCTGTCAAAGTCCTTGTCGCCCTGTTGTTTGCAGATACATCTGCTCTATCCGGTACTGTCACAGTGTACAAATAAATCTTATCATCTGATGTCGTCTTTTCTGCTTCAGTAACCGCAGCCGCTATGATTCCGTTGTCACCAGCCCTTTTTAATACATCCCTGACAACGCCTTCGACCTGTGCTATGCCTCTATTGTCAAAAGATATCTTATCATTACGGATGAATAACCCAAGTAACCCGATATTAAGCTGATCTTCAACCCAGTCTTGACCGAGTATAATATCAATAAATTCTCCGCTTGTTGCCTTGCCTTCATTTACAAACGTAACTCCAGCCTGTTCCTGTATTGCCTGACCGTTATTTGTTCTGATTGCTGTAAGCTGTGTCAGTGTGAAAGATGACGCATTCTGTCCGCTTAAGGTTTTCCATTTGAACGTCGCAGAACCCGGAACCTTAGCCAGCATCTTTCCTGCCCATGCGCATTCAGGATAATCAGCCGCTTCATTGTCGTGTATGAGATACGCTTCTCTATCAACATTCCTTCCCGTTAATGCATCAGGATCAGCCGAGCATCCAAAGAAAAACTTCTTATTCGCATTTGCCCATGTCCCAACCAATGCTAAGTCTGCCGCATCCCTTGACTGAATTACTATTCCGTAGAAATCGTTGTAAGTTTCAATCAATGCAGTCAAAGCCGTGTTATAAGCCGTTGCATTTGCTTTTCTATAAACTGCTACACTTGTTACATGCGGAGATTGTGCGAACATCGCTGAAGCCATTAAATATTCTTCATCTGTGCTTAAGTATCCCGCTGCTGTAAGGTCTGACAGTTCACTTGCAACCGTAACTCCTGTCGCAGCTGAACCGCCCGAACCCAAGATTAACGGTAAAAAGCTCTGTTCTGTTAATCCGAGTGTGCCTGCGGAAATGTTAATGGTGATATCGTTTATAAAACTTCCCATGTTATTCCTCCTATGGTTCTGTTATAATAATTTCTTCCTGTTGAATCTCGTCTATTGTAGGCGTAACTTCGATTGTTTCAATCGCCTCAATCGTGTCTATCGGCGATCCGTAATAATCCAATCTTACATCAACGCCTAATCTGTTCTCGTAAAATGTTTCCAGATATACCGTTCTGTCCTCTATCTGGTTACTCATTACTCTTAAAACTATATTGTTTAACTTTGCCACATCCTGACAGGCTGTTGACTTGATCCATTGTAACGCCGTTGTAGTCTTTGCCCATAAGTCCTGTATGTCCTGCCCGATAAAAGTTAAACTCATTACCTGCTTTGACTGCTCGTATCGGTTTAAATTGACCTGATCTCCGTTAGCTTCAGGTACGATTAAATTCTGATAGTCCCCCTCTTCCTGACTTGAGATTATCTTCCATGATAGATAAGGATACGCAGGCTTGTGCCCGCCCTGATCTGCCATCTGAATGTTAATCCCGGAATTGACTGCTATCCCGGAAACTATTGCGTTAATCTTGCTGCCCGGTATCATCTATCTTTTTCCCGATATATATTGAAAAACTTCCTTCAAAACTTCTGTCTTGTAAACTATCCACTTTGTAACTTTCGCTGCCATGATAAATAATTGACTTCAAAGATATTGACGGCGATCCGCATTCGTAAAACTTCTTATCCTGCATCGTGTAATTCCCTTCCCCGGCAAACTGTAAATCTTTGAAAGTCATCGGGAATACTGCCAGTCTCTTTGCCACTCCCGTTACATAGTTTGTTGTCAACCTTCCTGAAGCGTCAAACGCCTCTGAGACGAATATGTCCGCTGCCAAGCTCTGTGCAAATTCTGAGACTACGTTTATCATACTGTTCTATGACTTATCCCCATCGACAATCTCCCGGTATTCACGAGCGTTTTATTCTTGCCGCCTTTCTGCTCTGTTGTAAACGGATGATTACCCGGAGGAATATTTGTTTTAATTTTCGCTTGTATCGCGCCTGTCATAAATAACCCGACTTTCTCGGTTATCATCTTTACTGGTACGCTTAAATTCGTAATGCTTTCTGCTATATCCATTATCCTGTTCTGATTTTTCTTTGAGTCAAAAGACATTCTGAGAAATGATCTCTCCGGGATAATGATATACTTAGTTGTCTTTTTAAGATGAAGCCCTAAGTAGTTTAAATAGTTTCTCATCTTTTCGCTTATAGGAATTTTAGCTCCGTATTCGTTTGACCTTGCAACGACCGCTAATTCCGCATCGCCTAAAATTCCAACATGAACTTGCTTCCGGGTTAATTCTTTTACTCTCTTTTTAAGTTCTGGAAATCTGTTGTTATCGGTTATAGACATCTGTCTGCCAGCCCTTCGATCTGTAATTTGATCTTATAAAATTCCCGTTCCCAGTCTGTACTTATAAAGTTAGTATAAGCATCAACCCCGCCATAACTTATCGAAACATCTGCTATGCTCTTTGACTTAATATTACTCTTGCCCTGATCTGCCACGCTCAACAAATGACACGCTTTATAACGCTGAAGTTCATTGAATCTTGCATGATCCGAAGTATATCCATGCGCTTCGATGTAACTTTTTGCGTCTGCTAAGTGTTGATTTAATACATCATCCGACACTGTTGTAAGTGCCGGATGAGTATTTCTTAACTGTGTTAATGTGGCTTCTGCCATTTACAAACCCATCCCTATGTATAAACATTCTGGATATCTGCAAATTATCCCGCCGGTTTTCAATTTGACTGCCATTTCAACTGTACCAACGATGTCCTGAACAGGCTGTCCTCTCTCAATATCATAGAGAAGCGCAAGCTGTACATTTGTCGGATCGTTATCAAGAACCATGAACCAGTCGACTGTATCGCCGTTGTTTGTGGCTGCCATCTGATTTGTAACTACAATCTGATCGAAGTACATCCCTTCGGAATTCAACCATGCCAGAAGTGTCCTGGAGTCCCCAGTATCACTAAAAGGCAATGCCAGAAGATTATATTTTTCAGGAGGCAGGACAAGAACACGAGCTTTATAATACTGATTCTTCTGAACTGTTTTCATCGCAGTATGAAGGTCAGTCAGTATTTCTCTTGATGTCTTATTAACCCAAAGTCTTTTCTGTGCTGCCGTGCCAGAATAAGCACCCTGACCAATATTTTCTTTAGTACCGAGATTAGTACCGTAGAAACTTGCATCAAAGATTCCTTTGATTCCATAGTTTGCATTGCCTACAAAAGCGATCTTGCATTCGGTTTCAAAGATATAACGTCTTGCGGTTTCAACTCTTAATGTATCAAGCTGAATTGCCGGCCCTTTACCAAGTGCCCTTTTTGCCTGTATAGCTTCAATTTCATCGGTATCATACCTAATACCGTTCGCTATCGTGTAGGCTTTCTGAGTAACACGTCCGCCGGATTCGCCGACAAAAGGAACATCTTTTGCGCCGCCGCCAGATGCCAATATCTTTGCCGATCCAGTTCTCTTGTAATAATCGTATCCGATTTCTTTTGCATATCTTGCATAAGATGTATTCAGTCCGAATATTTTTCTGTGTGGAAGTTCTTCGATTTTCGGCGTATACAATACGTTGTCTATCTGAAGAAAATCATCTTGTGTAAATAATCCATATTCAAAAGGCATATTATTTTCCTCCTATATTTTAAGTATCCGCTGTAATAGTGAAAGGCGGTGATAAGAAAAGTTCAACAGCTGTACCGCTTGCGCCAGTACCGCGCCATTCTGCTCCAGTCAAAAGAACCGTTCCATTTGGAACCGCTGTTTTGCAAAAAGCTCCCGGAGTTCCGCCTGTATGCCTTACTCTTACTGAGTTCCCGGCAACGATAGCTTCTTCTGTATAAACCATTACAATTCCCTGATCTACGATAGGAACAGGATCGCCGGTTGTGAAAAGACCATTGTCAAGATCATCGGCCTCAACTGAATAACCAGCAACGCCCCTAAATCTACCGGATGCAGAAGAATAAAGTTTAACCTGATCCGCAATATCTCCGTCCATTAAAGCCAGACCGAATGCGATATCAGTACCGCTTGCGGCTGCTGTTCGGATATTGGTCATCGGGTTGTGTTCTGCTATTCTGCCCCGACCCAGCTTTTTATTAGTGTAGTAACTTTCAACAGGTATAGCCATTATTTAGCCTCCTTGTTCATAAATTTTTCACGTACATTCAGCAAATCTTCCCGCTTCTTCTCGATCACATTAGAGTCAATCCTTGTTTTCGGGTTTATATTCGGAGTGGTATTTGCTTTCGCTTTTAACAATTCACAAGCCGCGTCATATCTTGCGTCAATCGCCTCATTTGACAATTCATCAACCTTAACGCCTTCTTTGAAAGGCAGTCCGGCTGCGATTATCTGCACTTTGATCTCTTTATTAGAAAGACCGTCCACTTTCATATTCGCATCAACTGACTTTGCAAACTCAACGAGCTTGAATTTTTCTGCTGATTCTTTTGCAACCATTTCAGGCAGGCTTGTCTGGAGTTCATCATATTTCTTTTTCCATTCATTCGCCTTATCCGTAGCTGTATCAAGATCAACTTTCAGCTTTTTCACTTCGTCCGAATTACCGGAGTCTGTCTTTAGCTTTTCAACTTTTGTTTTCAGATCGTCATTGTCGGTTTTTAAAATATTGATTTCCTTTATCTTCTCTTTGAGATCAGTTCTTATAGTTATGAGTTCCGAAAAGATTTCAGGAGCAACTTCAATGTCTTCTTTCCCGTCAAAACGCCTGTATTTTAATGTATCTGAAGTGTTACCTTCAACTGTCCATTTTGGCATATCTTGCCTCCTGTCTAAATGTATTTTTATACTTTCGCCCGCCCTGCCATGCGTTACCATTGCGGCGTGGTTAATCATAATATTTTTCTGTCTGATATTGTACTGCTGCTGCCCGTAGAATCCGGTTTCCGGTTCAAGCATAGAAGTAAAACCAACGCTGACTTCATTCTGCTGTTTATCCATGATTCTTTTTATTAAATCAGCATCATATATAAGAGCGTCCCCGGTTATCTCGTTATTCTCAATTCTTACATTTGAGATATTGCCCTTGATGAATTTCTTGTAATTGCCTGAATCTACCAAAACATAACCGCCGTTTTCTTCAGGATGATTGTCAGTGATTGGTATTCCTGCTTTGATAGATTCCATTGTTAAAGCTGAGAATAAATCTTCAGGGAGCTTGGCTTCGTTCGTAACTGTGCCATTATCCGCATATTTGAACACCCCAGGACGAGCAATGGAAATCTTCGCCTTTAAAAATCCATTTTCAAGTTGAACTGCTTTAAGTTCTGCTCTGTCAAATTTGATGTTCAATATAAATCTCCCAAACGCAAAAAAGCCGGCCACTTGTTAGTGGTCGGCTGTAATATTTCAACTGTACCGATGTACTATTTAAAACTATTATTCAACTGTAACTTAATCTTTACTGCTTTACTGCAATGCTCCGCGTCAATTTCAATATGTACATTTCGATTGATGTCCTTCATCAATTCTAAAACAGCTATTCTCAATTTATCTTCAAATTTCTCTATCTCAATCATAAACTATTCATTACCATTTAATTTGTCAATAATTATTTTAATAATTCAGGTTTATTTATTTCAAGCCATCTTTCAAAGGATTCTTGAAATCCTGCCAGATGCGCTGCTTTATACTGCCCATATTCAGGAACGGTTAAACCTTCCCAGTTAAAATATTTCTCTTTATACTCCGTAAGATAAGCCAGCCTTTTACCATATTTTCTGAATCCTTCTATCATTGCGACTTCAATCCCGCCGTAATATCTGTTTGTTTGCCTTAGCCCTCCGATATTCTTAATGAATTCAAGATCAAACATTGACACTGACCACATCTCGACAGACGGATGTAAAAGAACCGATCTATTTTTAATAAATACTTTCTGGAATTGCTGTCCTGCCCTGCATTTTAAATCAATTCCTATACCCCACAATGCCAGTAACGCTACATTATATTTTTCTTTTGCTTCCTGCATAACCTCGTACATTGCAACGTCAAATCCATGACTCATTTGTTCAATTGCCGTATCCGCGTCATAAGACAACAAAAAACCATCAGGCCACCCCAGATGGGAAAGTAAAAGATTTGTAGAACCATGAAGAGAAGTATCTTCAGCACAATCCAGAACACGACACCCATACTTATTAGCAATTTCGATAGTCTTCTGGTCATTATCCACTTTATGCACCGGATAATGATTGAGTAAAATCCAGTGTTCATAACCCCCCTTTGCATATTCATAAAAATGTTGCAAACTTCTGTCCAATAATTCAGCACTGCAAAACGCCGGTGTCACAACTCTTATATTCATTTAGTTAGCTCTATTGATAGTGTATTTTGATTATGACTTTCAATCTCTTCATAGTTTGTAACTTTAAATCCTGCTTCTTCTGATAATTTATATAACCGTTCTTTCCAGAATCCTGTTTTATGAAACTCGCCTTCATGTTCCTGATTGCCGAATAAAATATCTAAATACCAGTCATCTGATTTCTTTTCAAGAAATTTATTGCAACACCATATTAAATCCGGAACCCTTAATATTATTTTACCGCCTGTTTTTAATACCCTATGCCATTCTTTTAATGTTGGCAATACTTTATTTTTTTCAGCATGCTCTAAAGAATGACTGGAATATATTTCATCAATAGTATTATCATCAAAAGGTAATTCCCACATAAACGCCTTAATATCTGCATCAGCAAAAGGATCAACGGTTAAAAATCCATTCCCATAAGGCTCTTTACCGCTTCCAATATCAATTTTTATACTCATCTATCACCTGAATTATGTAGTCTATTTCTTCCACGCCTATGTGCGGAGCGCAACCTATAAAAAAGCCATCTGTCATAACGTGATCTGACATCGACAACCAGCCATTACTACGATAAGGAACGCCTTCCATGCACTTATGTTTTAATATGTTTCCAGCGAATAACACGCGCGCGCCTATGCCGTTCTTTTCAAGGTATTCAACAATTTTATTTCGTTCAATATCAGCGATGTAAAACGTAAACCATGAAGGTTCGGAATGCTCTGTTTGTTTTTGGAACTCATTAAAATATTTACTCAATTGCTGTCTTAATATATTCCAGTTCTGCTTCCGTTTCTCTATGAACCCCGGCAATTTATCTATCTGCCTGTTTAAAAGAATAGCTTGTAATTCAGTGATCTTCAAATTAAATCCGAAATGAGAATACTGATAACGGCAATCATAACCATCTTTAAATCTGTTCTTACAGTCTGGCTTACAAACATCACACTTATAATCCCTGCCCCAGTCCCGCATTGACTGTGCAATTCGGTATAACTCTTTATCGTTTATATAAACCGCTCCGCCTTCTCCACATGTAATATGATGTGCCGGATAAAATGAAGATGTTGCAATATCTCCAAATGCTCCTGTATGTTGCCCTTTATATTTTGCCCCTAAGGCATCGCAATTATCCTCAATTAACCACAGATTATATTTATCACATATTTTTTGAACTGCTTCCACATTAAACGGATTCCCTAAAGTATGAGCTATCATTATAGCTTTTGTTTTATCTGATACCATTTTTTCAATTTGTATAACATCAATATTAAGCGTTTCATCAATGTCTATAAATACCGGAATGCAGCCATAATTCACAATCGGCGATATTGTTGTTGGAAATCCGCAGGCTGTTGTTATAACCTCATCACCCGGTTTAATCCTTGCTTCTTCAAGCTGATGTGATGTTAAAACCATGAACGCCAGCATATTAGCAGATGACCCGGAATTAACAAGCAATGTATGATTAACGCCCAAAAAATCAGACAGTTTCTTTTCTGTTTTAATTGCGTATTCACCATAGGCAATCTGCTTGCCTGACTTCATGAATTCGCAGATGTCATTTATTTCTTCGTCAAATATTGCCTGGGCATAATTAACTCTCAAAATATTTACTCTCCTGTATTATGGTTTCCATTGATTTATATTTCGGTTTATTGTGGATAAATTTCGGTATGTATTCAATCTTATCTCCGGTAAGGCTTTTAAAATTATTACCATATTCGACTTTAATATTATAGTTTTTCATAAAATATCCCATGATTTCACTTTTATAAACATGTTCCAACGCCCCGACTTCATACGCTTTATTTTCTTTAACATTTAAAATCAAATTTATGAAATCAAACAAGTCTTCAGGATGAATATAATTTCTTTGTAGGTTATCACCGCATGAGATAAATTCTTTTTTATTCATAACCGCCTTAACGATAGACTGCAATAAATAATTATCGTCAAGATTAGCCCATCGGCTGAAGAAAGAATAAAGCCGGATATCAATTATGTTCAAGTCTTTATATGCCCGATGTTTTGTCTCCATATACTTTTTCATTATAATTAAATAATCGTCTTCTTCTATGTCCTGCTTATTAACTATTCCAGAAGAAAAATTTATATATATGCTTTCCGGTTCTTTTTTAAGATATTCAATAATCATATTATCATAATATTCTGATGTTTCAAATATCTTTGTGTAATCGTATCCCTCTTTATATGTGCCGTATCCGATACAGTTTATTATTACATCCGCACCCTGGAAGGATTTATAATTTAAATAGTTTTCTGAACGTGAAAATAAAAGTAATGTATAATCTGTTTTCTGCCTGAAATAATAAGCTAAACATTTACCAATTTGACCCGAAGCCCCAAATATAGCAATTACCATTTTATTTCTCTCCAGTCCGCTGGGTATGTTGAAGCCTTTTCAATCTGCGGCACTATCTTCTGATAAAATTTACTGTCACAGTTCCCGGAATGGCACGTATACTTCCGGTCATAAGAAAACCACTTATTATTAAGTCCCCGTTTGATTATCGTCTCTAAGTCTTCCTCAAATATGTTTCCCATGCGCACGGGAATCCAGGGGCAGGGTAAAACATCCCCGAACGCCGTAATACTAAAATGTCGTTTGAAGCACATACATCCAAAAGTATAACCAAAATTTGGCGATAAATGGGTTGAACAATTAAACTTTTTCGTAAGTACCTGAATATATTTAATGTCTTCATTGTTTAATATTTCATCCTTTGCATTCTCAAACGTCCCGACAGGCTTTGCAAATATAATGCTTGTATGCTGATTAAATCTCTCGACATACATGATCTGCTGTAATAACTGCCCGCTTTCTACAAGGCTTTTTGTTGCAACTATATTTATTACTACTGCCAGTCCGTATTGTTCACAGAAAGGAAGTGCCTTGACCACTCTTTGCCATGATCCTTTTTTGTGCCTGAATTCATCGTGGTTTCCCTCGAATCCGTCCATGCTTAAATGTATCCGGTCAATACCTATCTTTACAAGCCATTTAATTTTTTCCTCTGTCAATAACCAGCCATTAGTATCCATGCTTATTACAAATCTTTCTTTGCCGATTGCCTTGACTATATCTTCAAGATCAGGAAAACACAAAGGTTCCCCACCGGAAATGCAGATTGAAGCCAATCCCATTTTATCAGCCTGATCTGCAATTCTTTTAACGTCTTTAACTGTGAGTTTCTGTTTGCCGGGGTTCTGTTTAAATCGTTCAATAGCGCAGTGATCACATTTCATGTTGCATCTATAGTCATACTGAAGCTGTATCAACGCAACCGATTCTTTGTTCTTTATTTTTTCAGGATGTTTCTGGAGCTTCTTAAACGCTAAAGGCTTTTTCTCTTGAATTGTCAGTTTCTTGTTTTCTTCGACCTTTGTTATTCCCATATTATTATGTTTTTCTCCGGTACTAATTTTTTAATATTATTATAGGCTTCCTGATTATACATACCACAGGATATTATTATATTATTACAATCACAATTAACGATATTATTCTGATGTTGAATCTCTATCCCGCATAATTTATAACCTACTTTTTTTGGTACTGAATCATATATATATTTTGGTTTATTAGTTATCTGATTAAGCAGTAATTGAGTATAATGGCCAGCCCCGACAATGGCGTATTGGTTTAATCTATCTGTCAAAACATTAAATCTTTCAATTTCATCAGCCATGCAATATTTTAATTTTCCGAATTCATTTTTCTTTTGCGCTAATACCTTTAAGCATAAATTTGATTTATCAGATTCCAATATATCAAATCCGCATTTAAGCAATAAATTATAAATTGAATTCAAACTATAATAAAACCTATGATCTCTTGTAAACTCAAGCCATAAGCCATGATCTTTTATATAGTCATAGTTCGGTACTTCGATATATAAAAGTCCATCGGTCTTTAATGCTTTGTTTAAACTTTTTAAGAACATAATAGGATAAGGCTGATGTTCAAGATAATAAAAACAAGTTATTACATCTATACTATTATAAAAACAAATCCCATGAATTTTATACTTTTTCCCTGTACATATATCTACATTTTTTTTACCTGATTCAATACCGGAAGATTCTATTCCTAATTCTCTAAATATATCAAGATACTGGCCATCACCACAGCCAACCTCTAAAAACGCTTTATCCTGTAATTTGTATGTATCAATAAAATGCTTTAATTCTTCTTTTTTCTTTTCCCTATATTCAACCGTGTTCCCTATGCTTCGATTATTCTCCATCCAAGTATCTGACAAAGGAACGTCAACGAGCTGAACTACCCCGCAATTATCACACTTTGCAATATTTAAAGTAAGCGTTTTATCGGAAATATCGAACGTATGTTCAGGCACATTATCTATTACAAATATATCATCGTTTAACTCATGATTACATATTCCGCATTTATACAAGTCTTTCCTCCAGCATTTTTATTCTTTTCTCGTCTTCATCTGCTATGAGATGGTAATATCTGCGCTTTGATTTTAACCATTGCAACTCAAACTTAATACCTTCTTTCAATCCGGCTTCGTATTTCTTACTGCCAACATAAGCGGCATATACTATTTTTCTTGTCTCGTATTTATATATAAGGCAGGCTTCAACCAGTTCTTTAATGAACTTCTTTGAGTCAATAGACACTGCCCCGCCTAAAGCACATTTTAAGTTATACTCTTTTGCCTTGCTAAATATATCAACGCATTTATCAAGCATCTCTTTTGAGTTTGCATAAGCCCTGTCTTTACCCATTGACCCGGTAAAGTCTACCCTGCCTACCGTGACCCCGGAAAGAACATTGATGTTTTTCAGTTTCAACATATCATTAAAATTCTTGTACGCTGTTTCTGTTTCAATGTTTACGGCAAATTCAATGTCTTTTCTGTTATCTTCAGGGATGAACTTTTCTACTGCGTCAATGAACTTCGATAATGCATAAGGAGTCTCCGCCATTGGAGCAACTATCCCTTTACAGCCAATAGATAACGCCTCATACATATCTGTAACCGCTTCCACACCGCCTATTTTAAGTATGATAGGCAAATTAACTTTGCTGGTTATGTCTTTAAGCCGCATGAGTTCTACTTGTCGGCTGCCTTCATTCTCGTATTCGGCTTTTATTTCGATACAACCTAAATCTTTAAGGCGTTTGAGTGTTTCAATCATGTCATATTCTAGCGTATTCAATATAAATCCTCCGAAAATAGCCATCCGCATAATTGATATCCTTGCGGGTTCTTCGACTGCCAGCCTACCGACTGCATGAGTTTAAACGCTTCCTCTCTGTCAACAAATCTATTATTTGACGTAATGAACCCTTCATCGTTCCAGTTCTTTCCGGGTTTCTTGCCACGCCTGACAATAGAATCCCGGCAATCTCTATGCTGATGACCTTTTATTATAGTACCGTCTGTTGCTCTGACTGCTGCACAGATACAGATTTCTTTCATATCGCCTGTTTCCTAAATTTATATTTACCAAGCATTACTTCGCATAATACCTGTCTTTTTTTAAGCACTATATCAAGGTCAATGTTAAGATGACTTTCTTCCTGCATATAGAAATAATCCATATCAAATAAATCTGCTGTCTTTTTAAAGTCCGGGAATGAAATGTCTTTTAATGTAGAACCAATGTATTTACTTCTAAAATAATTATCCTGTGTTTCTTGTAATGAGTGATAACCGCCGTTATTTAAAACAAATAATTTAATCGGCAAGTTATAATGCTTAACTGTCTGCAATTCTTGTAAGTTCATCATTAACGATCCATCGCCTTCAATACAAACAACAGTCTTCCCTGATGCAATACAAGCCCCTATTGAAGCCGGTAAGGCATAACCCATTGAAGCACAACCACTATTCCAGAATATCCTTTGACCTTTCTTAACTATGCCAGCCTGGAACATTGCAACACATGCTGTACCATTAGCACAAACAACAATTGCATTTTCTTTGAGTTTATTTGTCAATGTTGACATAAAATTATATGGACAGATCATTTAGCCATCCCTGAATAAATTTTTTTAAGTCCATATTGTAATATATATCCGCTTTAATCGTAGGTTTTTTTATTTCTTCTTTGTCGATGTCTATTATGATCTTGCATGCGTTATTCGCGAAGTTTTGCCACTGATAGGATATCTGCCTGATGTTGTTACGAGTACCCATGAATATAACGCAATCAGATTCCTGTAATGCCTTGTTGCCTTCCGGCGTTCCTACTGTCCCTATTCTGCCTTTGAATAAAGGATGATCTGAAGGCATTAAATCAAATCCGTTAAACGTCGTTACTACCGAGACATTAAGTATGTCTAATAGGCTATAAAACTCTTCAATTGCATTACTTATACGAATGCCATGACCTGCTATTATAAGTGGCTTTTTATATTTAAAAAGATCAATCATTATAAAATTTCTACCCAACTTCTATTATTTACTATATTTCGAATAGTCCCAATATTAACTTTAAATAATTTCGCTAATTGTTTTTCATCCCAATATTTAGTATTCTTGTATAACTTTCTAATAATTTTAACATCCCAATTTTTAAGTTTACTCGCTGCATTATTTTCCCCTTTTTGGTTTGCTAACCCTATTCGACAAGCATGTTTCTGATTTTCACTTTTTGTACACCATTCAAGATTCTCTAATCTATTGTCCGATTTAATCCCATTCCTATGATTACAATCTAAATTAGATTCCCCAACAAATGCCTGTAAGACTAATCTATGAAGAAGATAAAATTTACGCCCATTATGTTGTAAAGTGACACGCAAATATCCCCTTTTATCTTTTGAGGGTTTCAAAATTATCTCTCCATGTTCTATTTTATGCTTATGTCTTCCAGTCATCCATTCACGAGGCAAACTTTTAATTCTTCCTTGATTTGACGCCTGATAAAGTCCTTCATATCCCGGAATATCTTTCCAAGTCTCTTTCATAATTCAGCCTTTTGTATATCAATAGGAATGTCGAGCCAGACAGGAGCCTTGCGCGCGCGCATAGCTTCGTTTATAGCGTACCTTAATTCTGATTTTATTTCTTTCGGACTTATTATCTGATAAGCATATTTAGTGATTGGTTTAACGATAGATATTATGTCGACTTCCTGATCTCCTAATTGCCGGAGTTTTCCTTTTTTGATTGTTCTGGATTCTACTTGACCGGATAGGTATAAAACAGGAATTGAATCTGTCCATTGCCCCATAACACCAGTAAGACAATTGAGGCTTCCCGGCCCGGAAGTAACACAGACAACAGCCAGTTTATTTGTTACCCTTGCGTAGCCTTCTGCTGCCATTGCGCAGGCTTGTTCGTGATGATTGCAGATATACTTTATGCCGGATTTACGCGATGCATTATTAAGGTACATTGCGCCCCCGCCAACTATTGTAAAGACGTGTTTTATTCCGTATTCTTTAAGATACTGGAATATATAGTCTGCTACTTGCATAAAGTTTGTATTATTTTTTCTCTCTGTTTGTTTACGTGACTTAATACAAGATTCTTTTTAACGTATTCATAAGATGCAGTGTAATTCTTTAATCTCTTATCGGGATTGTCAATTAACAATTGTAATTTATTCTTGAAATCTTCAGGATCAGTATAATTTATTATTCCCGGTCTATGCCATTCTTCTGTGTCAGGAGCAAGACAAACCGCCCCTGCGTAAGTAGCCTCAATCCATGCGCAATTACTCTTTGCCTCATTGAACGGTAATGGGAATAAAGGTACAATCCATATTGCCGGGTTAATTGCTTTAATTCGTGTGAAATATGGTATAATATTTAATTCAGGATGTACTCGTTTGTTCTGTATATAGTCAGTGACAAACCACAGCCCCTTTCCGATGAATTCCCATGTCCGTTCAAGGTTATTTTTGTTAATCTCTACCATGCTTTTTAAAACGTACTGTAAATCAACTCTGTGAGTATCGCTTCCCCGCCAGAATATTGTCTGGTTTTTTGACGGATTAAATTCTAACGGAAAATTAAAGTCATTATGAGCGTTCGGAACAATCTCAATATTCTTGTTATACTTTAAGAACTCCTCTTTCAACTTGGCTGTCGGTACTGTTATTATATCCGCTGACTCACAGCACTTTTTAATATTATCTTGTACTGCCTGCTGACTAAATATCGAATAGCTCGGATTCCATTCCGGCAGGCAGAAAAGGTTATCATCATAATCAATCCATATCTTTAAATTAAAGTCCTTAGCGTATTTAATTGCAAGTAAATGATGATCGGTATAAGGTCTTTCAAGGAATAGAATATCAACGTCAAGCAGTGTATGCCATTCAAATATATCTGAGTATTCAAGTGTTAAATCAAGTTTGCTTAATACTCCCATGTTCCGGTAATAATTACAAGCCCCGATTATCTGTGGCGAGATTGTGCGTATTTTCATTTAGTCTTTTTAATGTTTTTAATAGTCTCTCTGAATTTCTTTACTACCATTGATTTTATAATCATCATATCCATACAAACGCCGGATGCCGTGAATTCTATTTTCTTTTCATTATACGTTTTTACACGTTCAATGAATTCATCCATGAACGAATAAAACATTTCTTCAATTTGCCTTTCAAGATATTCTCTATCATTAACATATTTATGATCATTGAATAACTTTTGTAATTTTTTAATCTTCATTTACTTAGCTCCTTAATTCATCATTTATAATTATTTATTATATCTCCACATTTTTCGCAGTATAAATAAAATGTTTGAGATATATTTTTTTTAGGTTCTTTACTAAAAGAATATGCTCCTCGTGATCCTACATCTATAGAAATCCATTCCTCTTTATTTAAAACTACTGGTTTGTAAATATGTTCACAATTCATATTCATCTCCTTTAATGTTATTATATTTTTGCATTTAGTACATTCTTTATGAATACCCATGCAACAACTCATGAATACACCTTCCCATAAATCAGCACCACATTTATTACATTTTTTTAAATTTTCAAACATTTATTTTACTCCTTTTTGATTTTTAATTTTAGTATATTTTACTTTCTTTTTCTTATCCGGCACTGTATAAATTATTTCTCTTTTGCCGTCACAGTTCTTGACTTCAATATCAATATGTCCGGCTTTCTTCAGGATGTCGCTTATTTCCTGTGTTGATTTGATTATGTTTTCTTTTGCTTTTCTCATATTTGATTATTTTCAATATTTTTTATAATTTCCATTTTAATTTTATCAATATTTATTGGAACAATATTATTTGTATTTAAATAATATGTTAATATATTTGCATAAATTTTTTCTTTTATTTCTAATTCTTTTACTTTTTCATTTAAGTATTTTATTTCTTTTTTCAAAGCTCCGTTACGAAGTTCAATTGTTTGCTTAAATCTTTTTTCTTTTTCTTCTCTATATGTATCAAATCTATTTAATAACCATTCTACTTTTTCTTTATCTGTTTTTTTATCTAATATGCTTTTAACTGATTTATAATATTCTTTCATTTAATTATACCTCTATGATTGGTTCAGCACTGCACCGACAGTTGTAATCATCTCCGGGATGCTTAGCCCCTGGCGCAGTTAATAGTCCTGTCTGTCCAGCACCTTGCGTCCAATTGAATTTCTGTCCTTCGAGTTCCTGATGTGCATCTCTTACATGATTATCAAGAACAGTTTTCCATATATATTCTTTAATGCCCACTGATGTTTGTCTTGCCTGCGTAAATTCTGAATAAGCCGATCCGAGTTGATCCCTCGCCCAAAATCTTGCCTTATTCTTATTCTCATCCGTAAACTTTAACATCTGATAAGCCAACTCTTTACTGTCGCCACCTTCTCTAAAGACATTAGAAGCCAGTTGACTTATTTCAGGTATATACTGCTTCCCTAACGCCTGAACAAGCTCAATATTCGATCTCGTATATGCATTGATAAAGTCCTGAATTAAAGGATCGTCTTTCTGGAATACTACACTGTAAAACTTATTCGGCTTTTTAAGTAATGCTTTCTTTATCTCATTTCGTAGCTTTGAATATACCCAAGCATCAAGAAGAAAATTAACATTATCGAATTGAACGGCAAGTGCTTCTGTTGTCAGATATATTTTTGTCAATTCTGCATACATTTGATTTTCTATCTCGGCAAATTTAGCAGAGTCAAGATTATTGTATTCTTGTTTGACTTTCTTGTTTACTGCTCTTGATAATTTAGAGATAGCATTAACATATATGTCTTCTTGCTGCTTCTCTATGTGAAGAGGGTAATCGTTATTCATTGACTGGTTTTATGTCCGGTTCTTTTTCTTCTATCTTTTCCATTTTAGATAATACGCCTTTATTATAGGCTATATCTTCTTTCAGTGATACTATTTTTTTATCAGTTTCCTTGAGTTCTTTTTGCAGCTTTTCTTTTTCCTGTTTCGCTTCATTTTCAAGTTTGAATATGTCTTTAGCAACGTCATTATAATCATTTATTAACTTTGCTTTCTGTTCGTTTGCTTTTTGTATCCCGGCATCGATCTTGTCAATCTCTGCCCTGATATCAAACGCTTTACTCTTTAATTCTGATAGTTCCATCAGACCTCCGATAATATTAAAATTAGTTTTAAATACTCATCCTGTGAGTAATAATTCCGTGTTGTTTCTATATCTATATTATTTGTTGATATCTTTAATTGAATCGGCTGTATTTGCACTTCCGTATTTGATGTTGTCTGTATCTGTACATCATGAACTTTTAAAACCAGTTTAGTTTCCGGTAAAATTATTTCAACATCTTTTTTTATTAACTCCGGTTCTTTTTCCTTTTCTGGTATTATTTCAGGTAATGGCTTCGGCATTATATATGGCCTGCGTGCCGTACTTCCGCCGCCTCCGCCATGACCGCTTATTATCTTTTCTTCTATACCTACTTGAAAAGCATTATTCTGAAAAGCTGATTTCTGAAACGCTCTTGCCATTATGAACTTGCTAACAATCCATGAGTCTCTAATTTTAATAATAGATTGTTAAATTTTGTTGTTATATCTGCCAGTGTTCCATCAGCATCAATAATATGCGTTTGTTGCTGTCCAACAACTTTTATGTCCTGAACCTCGAACCCACCTGCTGACCCAACTCTTTGATTTGTATAATTATATAAAAATCCAGGATCTGATGATAAAGCTGCGCCACTGCTTGTCCAGATAGGAATACGGCCACTAACTCCAGTTCCCTCTACTAATGCCCTGCGTGTTCCAGAGCTTGAAGAAAAAAATAGTCTATTTGTTACGTCACAATACTCAATCGCACCCGCCACAATGGATGTTGTTAATGTCCCTATATTAATTTTTAATGGCGGAATAGTTGTACCACCTGCTGCGATTTCAAGTACTGCAGCGGGATGAGTTACCCCTCCAACACGTAACTTCCCACCAATAACAGTATTTCCCCCAGATTTTCCGAGCTTTACCATTCCTCGTGGGCTTACTCCGCCACCTTGATTCATGCCCGTATCAAGGTCTATTTCCCCAGCAGCATCACCACTCCCAGTTAATAGTGTAAAATTACCCCCGTTGCCCTGCCCTGAAGGATATTCAGGCGATGATCCAGTTATTATGCTTAATCCTCCACCATTCCCTGTTGTATCGCTTCCATAACCACCATCACCACCGACAATTGTTAATACATCTGGAGCGTCTCCACCATCTGCAACTGATAAATCAGTTATACCGTCCAATCCCGTAATAAATTGTTCATTAACAGTCAATGATGCAACTGATAATTCTCCGCCTATTACTAAATCCCCTACAATTACGTTACCTACTTTTTTTAACGAAAAATAATTTAATGTAACATCCCCAACTGCTGCAATAACAAGACTATTCGTATTGATTGTCTTGAAATATAACGTTCGTATACCAGCACCACCCGCGCCACCTGCTTTCTGTAATCCACCGAGTGAAACCGTAACATCAGATAAACCAGTAGTATCAAAATATTCAACTTTATAAACGACATCTGCCTCAATCGTTGTAGGAACTGCTTCTATTAAATTTGTCGGAGCTTCTGCGTGTACCGCCTGACCTCCGGTTATCGTCCATCCTCCCGCAGAAACGTCCCATGCCGCCGGAGTGTCGAAATCTGGATCGGATAATTTCTCTGCCCCTATTGTAGACAATCCCCCCCCAGTTATAAGTCCTGATGTGAATAAATTTTGGTTTGTATTTGTCCAATCATAGGCAGTAAAACCTAACGCAGACTGAAACCCAGTATGTCCTGCCGATGCATAATCAAGATGTTCTAATTCATCATGATTTATCGTTATTCCGTCCATGTCAAAATCATGATCATCGTTCCATGCGGACGGCTTTACTATATCCTCACTTTCTTCATCTGGTATAGAGCTTATAAACTTATGTGTTATCATATTTCTATTAACCTCTCTGGAAATTTAATTCTGAACATACCATTTACAGATTCGTATTCCTTGCCGAAATCTATCTGACATACTACTATGCTTTTTGACGTATTCCTGATTATTGCATCCCTTGCCTTAATTGTTGAATTATCCCACTGTATAGAATCGAATGCTGCATAAACAGTATTGTCTATCATTTCGGATTTATAGTTAAGGTCTTTAACGTAAGGAAATCCGGTTTTACTGTCTGTCATTATGATCTCATATTTGTCTTTACTTGACAGGAGACTTGATTTGAAGTCTTTACTTAGTGATACTATCAATTTCTTCGACCTCCGCACCGGTTATTTTATTTTCACTATCTGTTTGAATCTTAATGACTTTCTTGAACTTAACTTTCTCTTTTACTTCAGGTTTTGTGTTATCTATGTCGATTTGTATCGGAAATATCTGAACTTGATTGTCTCGTTTTTCGTCTTGCTTATCGGCTTTTACTTCTTTTTCTTCAGGCTTCTTGACTTTCTTTTTTTCTTCTTGTGCTTTCTTATACTCTTCTGGCAATTCTAAGTTAGCAGGATCAAGATTTGTCCTGTCCATAACGAATTCACCAAGTCCTTTATACCTCTCGTCAAGTGTTCTCAATTCCGCTGCATTAGTCTTGCCGATCATCTGGTCTATCTGGTCACGCTGTGCGTTTATATGATTTGTGTCGGCTTCTGTTTTCGGATCAAGTATCCATAAGTTATTAAACGTAAAATCTATATTGACTTCGCTTACTCGTTCGCCTAACTTCTGGTATATCTGTCCTCTCTGCTCAATCTTGACCATATCAATGACTTTCTGTATAATCGGTTTCAACTTGTTCTCTTGTGTCTTGGCAATATTAGCATAATAATTAAGTGTGTCAAATTCTCCGCCGGTTACTATGCCGTGTGACTGTCCGAGTAATATCCTGCGAGGTATTTTAGCAAGACCACCCAGGTTATCGAACACAAATTCAAACACGTCTTTTAATCCGGTAGCATTCCAGATAAGTTTCTGGAAGTCTTCGTCTTTCATTAACGCCATTACTGACTGTGTATTTGTTAAGTGTTTAATCTTTGACAGTAGTTTAGCTTTCTCGGTTATTGAAAGTCCTGCAATGTCATCTGACTTGAATATCTTTAATGCCATATCCGCAAGCATTGAAGACACCGACCATAAAGCAGAGTCCTGCGCTTTTATAGCGTCCTCTACTGTCTGCACAACTGATATTCCGCTTTCCTGCATCGGTAAGAACGAATTAACCAGCCATGACAGCCGGGAGGGATGAATCTCAAATCCGTTCATAAAAAAACGTACTTCATTATAATTCTTGATTGTTGGATCGGTTTTATTATCGATTTGAAGCTGTACTCTGTCTGGATCGTCTATTACGTTTATGAAGTCTATTGACTGGACGACTTCGGGTAGTGGCTGATTAAGTATTGCTTTATTCTGTACGTTCTCTCCGATTATTCCGTAATACAGGAAAGAACCTTTTGCAAACATTCTTGAATAACGCACAAGCTCTGTGATTTTCTGTTGTAATCCGATTTCCTTTAATCTCTCCTCGACCATTTCGGAGATTTCTTTTTCTTCATCTGTTTCTGTTTCTTCATCGTCAATTGTGGTACGTAGTTTTATCCATTCTCGTGTACAGTCTTCGGCAGGCTGGTCTATGATGTTTTGTAGGAATCCGTTTTTGTAGTATAAGCCAAGATTATAAAGATTGGTATTTATTGAGAGGTTGCCACGTAAACGGGTAGTCTTATCGTCTGCCCCGCCTCGTTCTGTGTCTGGATCGACAAGAGCGTCAAAACGCCCGGTTATTCTTTGAAACGCTGATTTTATTATTCCCATAATTTCACCTTCGATATTATGTCGTATTATTTATCTCTTTTGTCAATAACAATTTAAAACCTATCAAGTATTGCTTTATTGTTCTTTACCATGCCATCCATACTATAACGTATTGCGTCGATATAATGATTATGCTTGTCAATTATTATTGGTAATATCTCCCCTGTTTTTGGATCGGTCTTGTAGCTATATAATTTAAATTCAGTTATCGTATTCTTGCAACGTGGATGAATTACAATCTTATCGAATGAACGTAAAAATGCAATACCGTCTTCTACGCTTCCCGGCCATTTCTCAGCATCCCTGATATTAAATCCTTTTCTGTGTATATAGGAAATAGTTTCCGGCCTTGATGAATCCGCCTTAATCGTAAATTTCCTCGACCCTTCAATTTTATCAAACATTGCCGGGATGTCATCAAGTTCAACTCCAACCCCGCCAACTTCATAATCTATAAATAACGTATTCCCTATTATAAAGCACCTGATTAAACATGTCGGATCATTAGCAAACCCCCAGTCTGCCCCGAAATAAACAGTGTCAAATTGTATATTCGGAGAATCGAATTCATACACAACCCACCGGCCATTCATTATTTGTGCTTCTGAATGCTTTAAACATTCCCCTCCCCAGACATGATTATATTTATCTATATCATTAGCCCTGTCCCATTCCATTTCTTTTCTTAACACATCTGGAAACCAAGGGTTATCGTACCAATTCACATTACATTTTATAACATCGTCTTTATTGCCAAGGATATAGTCAGTATATACCGGATCAGTCTCATTTTCCGGGTTCATAGTGAATATTATTTTACTGTTTTGCTCTCGTATGGTAGGTATTAAGATATTTAACGACTGCCTTGTTATATATTGAGCTTCTTCTACCCAACAAATTGATATTTTGTTTAATGATTTTATACTACTTACAGATTCTTTTTTAAGCCCCCTGAATAGGAATTCAGTCCCGTTTTTATGTTTGATATACTTTTCAGTTGCGTCATAATCATCGAACTTACATTCTAATATTATGTCTTTTAATAAGCTATGTACTGAATCAGCTATACTGTTTTGATATTCCCTACAGCATAATATTCTTTTTGCTGATTTATTACCTTCGTATAATAACGCCCTTGCAATAGATTCACTTTTGGCACTACCTCTACCGCCATATAAACACAGTGTTCTTTTAGTTTGAGATAATGCTTTATGAATCTTTTTTGGTATCTGTATCTGCATCTACACCGATTAAGCTATATTCAGATGTTATCTTGCCTTTATGTTCTATTTCTTGAGTATCTTTCCAGCCATAATTCTTTAAAACAAATATCCCCGGAGCAGCCGGGATGTCCCCGGATAAAGTACCTTTTTCGATATAATTTTCACATCTTAACCGGGCTTTTTTTACTATGTAAGAAAAATCATCATTTCTTTCTTCGTAATCATATATACTTTGTCTTGAAACAAACCCTAATGCAATAGCTAAACCAGTTATTGTATAAGGATTGTGTTTAACCATTGGAACTCCATGTTTAGTTGTTAAAACTTGACCTTCGGCATTTAAAGCATATTCCGGTTTACATGAAGCAAAATAATCTTCAATCAGCTTTTCCAGTTCTTCAACTGTATTAAATTTTAACGGTCTTCCTAATTCACTCATAATTACACATTTATTTTATTTTGTTTAGTTTTAGTATGTAAACACTTTTACTATAATTCAATCTTACCTTTAATTTCAATATATTTTACTGGAACTTTAAAATCAATGAAAAAACCAATAGTTATTGGTATAATGTTAAACAAATAAAATAATATACCTTTCATGTTTTCCATTTGTTCGTAACTACAGTATATTCTTGAATTCATAGTTTTACTCACTTAGTGTTATATCTTCCTGAACGTCTATTTCTTTACTCCCGCAGTAAGGACATTTGATGTATTTATTCCGGTTCTTCCATGAGTGCCAGCATTTCTTACACATGTAATAAAATACTTTCATATTCTTATATTTTTATGAACTTTATCAAGCCATTTTAAATATTCTTCTGCATAAATAGGTTCAGGAGAATATTCTTTTTCAGATTCTTTCATGTTGTCTTTAATTATATTAAGTACTGCGTTATAAGCTGCTATTTCACCGGATAAATGTCTTTCAAAAATAGAATCATGTTCATCATTTAAAGAACTTTCTGCATGACTTTTATATTTCTCTATTTCTTTAATAACTTTCTTTATGTTTATTGTTTTCATCTATCCTGCCTATCCCTTAAATTACTGCGGATAAAACCGATTATAAATAAGATTACAAGTATAACGATAATAATTAAAAATATTATTCCGAGTGTGTATATCATAGTTTTAATGTATACCCCCTTTGTTTAATGTCAAGTGTTATTTAGTTAAATAAATCCTGCTGTGCCTTATCCCCGATTCCATTCCAGTACAGTTTTTCTATTTATTAAATTTTCCAATATTACAAGATTTACAAATTGTTTGTAAGTTATCTAAATTGTTCAATCCACCTTTTGTTACAGGAATAATATGATCCACTTCAAGTATTACTGAAATATCTGTTGCCGGGCTTTTCCCGCATAAACAACATTTAAAATTATCCCGTTTCATTACAATATATCTTAAAGAATTATTTAATGATTTTCTTTTATTATTAGAATAAATAATTTCTTCTTTTAAAATTATTCCTTTATTTTTATATTTTACAAATTCTTCTATTGCTTTTTTCCATGATCCAAATCTATTGAAATAAGTAGTGAAACATATTTCGCTGGGATATGTTTCCATATCGTGTATTATTGGTTGTTCTTTTTTAAAATCCCAAACTTTTTGTAAATTATCAAACAAATCCTGTATTGTATATCGTTTAGTAGTTTTTTTAAAATTCATTTTATACATTAAATATTCCTCTTTAACTATAATTGTTACAATTATTATAACTATAATTAAAAAGTCAAATAAAATTTTCAGCTTCTGGTAAATGCAAGATAATCCATTCCGCTATTTTTGACTTACTTCCTCGATATGAAAATCCATATTTCATTCATCCACCTTCCCTATTCTCTCCCCTTGCGGCACATAAGTCTCATTGCATTCTTGACAATAATGCGTATAAACAGTTGTTATCTTTCCGTTATTCCTGTAATGTTTCTCATAATGAGCCATGTTGTTTTTATGGTACTTTGTTTTAACGCCTCTCATTCTGCACTTTTGGCAATAGAGATAATTATTCCACGTTTCTTTTGGTTCTACAATGCTATTCCTTTTTAAAGAGAACGGCTTCAGTAAATCTTTGGCTGCTTGTGTCGCTGCGTTAGTTCCGGCGTTCCATTGCTCAAACATTATTTATCCTCGTTATGTATTTTAAACAAATACTCTACTGTTTTCTGAAGCTGTTTTATTTTGTTATCAAGTTTCCAAACTACAAATGCAAAAATTGCCACTAAAACCGCCGTTAATAAAATCATTTCTCTTTCTCCAGCTTAACAATCTTCTTAGCGAAATACCTAGCACAGCATCCTATACAGTCAGGATAGCTATCTCTCCTTTGTGTAACGCAGTAGTCGCTACTTTGCTTATCACACCATTTCTCAAATTGTTTGACTAATTTTTCTTCTTTCATTTCTTTTCTCCTATAAGTTTTATTTCAGCATCGGTTAAATCCTGTTTGAGTCCTAAGAACTCCTGATTTAACTCAATGTCATGATCCCTTTGTTTGTTTGATAAGTAAACCAGTTTATTTACTATCACTCTTAGCCTAGCTGCGGATTCCCGGTTTACGATGTTGTCCCTTTTAGCAGCAACCACTAAATTTGAATTCTGTTTAATCTCGAATTCCAGCATTGAGATTTTACCCTGATATTCCGCCTCGATTATTTTAACGCGGTCTTTCCAGTCCTCGTCAAGCTCGTTTAGCTTCTTTCTAATTTTAGCTTCAGCTTCCTTGCGTTCATCGAGGCGGGCGCGTTCTATTGCTTTTTTGATATTGCGATTGAATATCATTTCACTTTATTCTCCCACATCAATTTAATAGGATTTCCGCAGTGTTTGCATAGCATTGATAAAACATTTAAATCCACGCCATGCGTTTTCCCGCAATGAGGGCAGGTGATTTTCCCGAACATACTTTCCAGCAATTCAGGTTCAACTTTCTTTATTCGTTTCATTTTATCTTTTCTCTTTTCAACATCATCACAGGATTCTCCGAATCTATGCATCCGGTTACATTTAGCGCAATAGCGTTCTCCACCGTATTTCATAACCCTCTCTCCTCCTTGCAAGCCCCTCCCCAACACTGGCACTTATGTTTAACACAGATAGACACGTTATCAGTCTTGTGAAATTTCATTGCTTTCTTCGGCAAAAATAATCCGTTTGGTAAAAAATATAAATCTAACTTCGATACGTCGCAATCAATCAGATTGCCGTTTGCTCTGCAAATCTTTATTTGCTCTCTTAGCGTTTTCATAAATACCTCAATCTAAATTGCGATTCAATGACTGAAGCGCGTTTAATTGACTTTTAACTGCTTCCAAATTTGATATCGCTGATTTATAATTCGCATCCGATGCATCCATGTGCAGCTTTTCTTCCCATGCCAGACCTTTTGCAATCTTCTCGGTTATGGATGCCGGAGGCTCTTTTATTTTTTCCCCGCTTAATTCATACTCTTTTCCGTTCTTTAGCCCTATTAGATATTTTGCAACTTCCATGTCGTAAATGGATGCCGTTCTTGCTTTTTCCTCGCCACGTGTTTTTATTTGCGCTCGGATAGAATCTATCTCCCGGATTTTAGTATTCATCTGTTCTGCTATTGATATTATGTCATTCATTTCTTTTCTGCCTCCAATGCCTTAATAGCTAAATCTTTTATCTCATCATATACATCAATTAAATCATTTCTACAGCAGTTCTTTGCTACCGCTTTATGTATTTCAATTTTTTCAAATAATTCCTGACGTGCTGTTTTGGATTGCTTGATCCAATCTCTTTGTTTGGCCACCTTAATTCTTGCATCTAAAGAATCATGACACATTCTCCATATTAAAGAATCTATTTCAACAAACTGTTCTTCCGTCAACCATCCTTCCTGAACTGGTTCGCAGTCTGATTTAATTATATAATGTCTTGTCATGTTTCTGGAGTCTAATATATAATCAGGTTCTCCCGGTTCTTCACAAACATTAACAATTGATCCAATTTGCTCATAATACCAATAGTCTTTTTTTGAACATTTAAATATTTTTACTTTCATCTTTTTCTCCTTTGGTTCAAAATTACTGTCTTCAGGTGTACAAGATATACACTCATCTGATAAATCGTATCTGCATTTTTTACAATCTCTATTGTCTATCATACTTCCTCCTTAAATAAATATAAAATCCAAAATCAAATACTAAGAATCTAATCTGAAATACAAACTCCAAAGGCCACTTAAAAAATCCTATCGTGACTTGAGGGAATAAATAAATACCGTCTTTAAATAAACTTAAATGAATCATACTTCCTCCTCTCCTCTTAATTTGTTTAATTTATCTTTATATTCTTCAATCATTATTCTTAAATCGTTTAAATTTATCATATTGTCCACCTTCTAATAATGGTTTATATAATTCTTTGGCATCATTTGGTTTTATACTTCTTCTTACTTTAATTAATAAATCATTATACCATTGTTCACCACGTTTATTTTTTATCCATTCTATCATTTCTGCGGGAGATTTATGAAATGATAAATTTCCAAAAATATGATGAGCTACACATAAACATATCCCATTATCTATATCCCATCTTACACTATAATTACTTCTACTAAAAATATGATGCGCATTTAATTGTCCTTCTTTCCCACAATATTCACATTTATATTCTGCTAATTCATAAACTTTATATCTCCATAAATTATCTAAATGATTTGTTTTTCCACTGGCTTTTCTTCTTTCCCATGACTTTATGTTTATTTTTTCTTTATTCATTTGCGTTATCCCAATTCCTGCACATTTATGCGAACAATATTTTTGTTTATTATTAGCTTTTATAAATTCATTACCGCAAATAATACATTTTATTCTATTTTTTTCTTCCCATATATTTCTTCTATTTTTATTAGCACAATCCAAACTACAAAATTTATTAGAAGAATTACTATATGGATGAAATTCCTTATTGCAAATAATACAAGTTTTTATAACCGATTTAACTCGTCTACTTCTTTCTTTTGCATTTTCTCTTTTATAATCATAATTACATTTAATTGAACAAAATTTAGATAAATTTGAATATGGATGAAAATTATTTCCACATTGTTTACAGGCTATTGTTATATTATATTTTTTACTTGGCATATATAATCCCCGAATACTTTATCAGCTTGCTTTTTTAATTTGTTTCTTTCTTGACTCATATCTTTTAGCGGAATCCCGGCCTGTTTTCCTTAGCTCTCAGGCCGGGCATTCTTCCTGCAATTAAATTTAACCTACAGCAATCACTTAAAATTTACGCCTCTACTGAGTGCGTGCTTCTACATCAATCTGATGTTATAAAGCCTAATTATCTAATACTATATCTATAAAATTAGTATTATTTAAACCAGTAAATTTCCAGTCTTCGATCAGTTCTTTATCTACTTTACTGAATTCCGAAAAATCTAAATCATCGATTTTACAATCATTTATTTCTTTCAGATATTCAACACATTCAAAATATTTATCTTTATTTACTTTCATCTTATCCCTCCTTCCTCTCTGCTCTTTCGGCATGTTCTGAAAACCAGCGTATTAAATATCCTTTGAAATGTTCCATATTTATAAAAATTTTATCTTCTTCATATTTGCTTTCAAATACTCTATGCATCATGGTATTAAATGCGTCATTTATTTCAGGTGGTAATTTAGTATCTGAGTTATACTTTATTATTTTTTCCATCTTATCCCTCCTGTTCTCCTGATACATAATCTTTTAATTCACACTTAGGATGTATTTCTTTTTCAACATCAATTTCTGATAAATTTACGTCATATTCTTCACAGTCTGAAATATAAGTTTGTAGTTTATTATCATAATGTTCTGAGTGGTTCGGGCATCCTGAACAATTATTTATTATAATGTGTTTCATTCCTGTTCTCCTGATACTTGATTTATGGTATTCTTTATTATCATTTGTGCATCTGGTATACAATTATCATTTACTGCTTCATCTATTGCTTTTAATGCTTCCAACACCAATTCCCTTTGTTCTTCAAGCATTAGAACATAATCAGCTTCATACACTACCATGTGTTCGCCTTCGCTAAAATGCTCTATGTACGTTGCCGGTCTTCCTGTTTTCTTTTCAAAGATTTCTTGTGATGTCATATCTTTATTATCAGTGTTTTTAATAACAGGAAATATTGTATTATTTTCCCAACCTTTTGATGTCATTTTATTTTCCATCTTTTGCTCATATTTCTTAATTACTTTCTCGTAGTCGCTTATCCAACCCGCGTCTTCATGCTGAGCGTGATTCATAAGTAAGCCTATTGCATCGTGTAGCAGTTCTGTTATCTCCGCCTTATCCGCTTCCAGCTTCTCGATCATGGATTGTTCATTCATAAATGGATCGCAATCTTCACATAAAATAGTTCCCATAAAATTATCTTCCATTTCAAATTCACGTTTACATTTAACACATTTACATATTTTCATATTCATATCTCCTTGTTATTTAATCGTTAAAATATTCATCCTTAAATCCATTCCAGTACCATTCCTGCATTTCTGATTTATGCCATCCATAAGGCTTCCAATGCATAGGATAATCCCACAACCTGCGGTATAGTTTACGGATAAATCTTTTTATTAAATACATCCTAACCCTCCTTTACTTCTGACTTTATTAGTTCTTTTACTTTTAAAATAATAGCATCAACACACTTTCTTTTATTCTCAAATTCACCAACATAATCTTCAAGTATCCAGCGTATTTCATTGTGTAATGTAACGTCATATTTCTCATCAAATTTTTCTGCCATTTCTCTTGAAGCTGCAAGATCATCTTTTAGGCATCTTATGCATCCTTCTAAAAATGGAGATCCATTTATCATTATACAGGCTTGACATATATTTTCTATTTCTTGCTTCCTTTCCTCAATGCTCATTTTAGTTCTCCTTTACTTCTGACTTAAACATTTCTTCAGGATTTACTCTGATAACTGAACGCCCTAAGATTAAGGAATCTATCATTTGCTGCATCCAAAATGCTTTTACTTCTGGGTTTTCTGGATAAATTTTAACTGCGATTTTAACAAATATATTTGATAACTTCCATCTGAATTGGAACCATCTTGGTTTTTCTTTTGATTCTATGCTCATGTTATTACTCCTTGTTATTTAAAAAAGAATTTAGCATATTATTTAAATCATAACTTTCCCCAACTCCCCACAAATTTTTTTCTTTTAATATTAAATAGTGATAAAATTCATTTACTGTTTTATCGAAAGGATGACCGTCAAGTTTCCCAATTGCCGATATTGCATTATGCAGTAATATTGCTTGATCTCTGAATTCTGCTATATTCATGTTAAAACTCCCTGAATTAAATTTATACTTCTGAAAACATTTCCGGCTTAAACAATTGTTTAGAAATTTCATCAGATAGTCTTTTATAAATTCTAAAAATCAATTCATCTTTCCGTAAAAGTAAATTATCGTCTACATCAAACGATCCCTCATACTTTATACCATTCAAGAAAAATAAATATTTACAAACTTTATTAAACTGGCATATATCTTGATAAATAATTAAATTTCCTTTGAATACATTATCCTCTAAAGGAATTGCATATAAAATAGAATTATATGCTTTTTCTTTTATTTCATCATATAGTTTTATACTATCATCAGTCGGAGCTTTTTTTTCAATTATTGTTTTTGCGTAAGGAATATATTCCTTTGATTGATTAATATATGTGTTTAACATTACTAGGCCTCTTAAATAAATTTATATTTCTGAAAATCAAAACGGAATTTCCGAAATAACCTTGCTAACTAATTTCTCAATATTCTCTATCGGCTTCATTGGTTTAAGTAAATCGCTTAGGTCAATTTGTGATCCTGAATATAATTCCTTATCACCGTTAGCAACAATTCTATCTTTCGCGATATTTATAAAATCATCCTGAACGTCCTGAAGTCTTTCCCATATAGCCAGGTATGAAATTTCATAACTTTTTAACGGTCTTGAATTTTGTTGAACTCTTATCCACTTACAACCGGATATTATTTTTTCTGCTGATTTGTCTTTGTGTTTATAAAGCTGTTGTAAAGGTGATTCCGGGTTAAGTCCGCTATTGATCGAAAGTGTGCCCGATTTCAACGATTTGTCCACTATATCTTTAAACTTATTCTTCTTAGGCAGATAAGTTTCTTCCGATGTTATGAGGTCATATAAATTATCCAGTGCAGATATTGGAAAATTACGTTTTTCTAAATACTCGATAATGTCCTCAACCTGCACTTGGTTATAATTTTTATCGTAAGCTGATTGAATACGGTCTATAAATTCAGTGTATGTTTTCATTTTCCTGCTAATATCTCCTCTGTTGTTTTAAGGCGTTTGGGTTCCTGCCTGTCTTTGCTATATTTATTCAAGACGAGTAATTTCTGCTTCCAGTTAATTACTTTTTTACCGTTACTATCATGCCAATCTCCGGTAGTATAATATTTGAATAAGTCTTTTGCATTTAAACTTAATTCGTTATCGTTTATGTATTGTTCAAATTCTTTAAATTCAGGATATTTAATTTCCTTAATTTCAGGCGGACTGTAATATTGATTCAATTCAGTTAAATTAGAATTTAAGTTTAAGTTATAGTTTATATTAGAGTTTAAGTTTAAGTAGTTCAAAGCCTTTGAAAGCCTTTGAAAGCCTTCCATTACTTCAATCGGGACTCTTTTTAAACTTTCTTCTATGCCTTTTATAACATTGTTGTTCATTTTTTGATAATTTATAAAATTTATAATAGCCAACCAACCATTCAAATAAAACATTTTTATATCTTTTTCAAAACGCTGAAATATTTTTTCAACCATTTCTTTATCAATACCGGTATCAAAAGCTATTTGTCTATTTGAAATTTCATATATCCCTGAAATATTTGTATGTGGGTTTGTTAAGGCATATAAGAATAAAAGTTTTTCTATAGGATCAAGATTTATGACGTAAGTATCTGTCCAAAATTTTGTATCGACGTATCTATTTTTTGCCATTTTTACGTTCTTTTTCCTTTTTAATTTTATCGATATATTTAAAATATTCATCCCACATATATTGAATATTATCTCTGTTTCCAAGCCACCAATCTAATATAGAAATATGCACCTCCCAACTCAAATGTAATGGGGTATCATGCAGTATTCTTGCTATTTCTAATAATTCATCTTTTAGTACTCCCCTGCGCTTTAATGTATCCAATAATAAATCTTCTATTTCTTTTCTTCTGTTTTTTTCAGATTCATGGCAATCTTCGCACATTGTAATTAGAGCATTGTCCTCATAGTCCCATGGGTCTTTACCTTTATCATAATAATGATGATGAACATTCAATGTACTTTCTGTTTCACCGCAAACCATACAAGTAAATTCATCACGCTGCATTATTTCCAATCGTTTCTTCTGCCATCTTGGATCACGTAATTTCTCTGCATAAGTCATAGTATCTCCTTAAAATGCAAAAAACAGCCCTATAATCGCTTGGAACATTTGCCGGACTGGAAGGATCGACAAATAACGATTATAGGGCTGTTTTCTATTTTCTAAAAAATATCTAATGCTTCCAGTCACTTTTTTAACACTCCGTCCAAAGAGTTTCTAAATCACTATTATCAAATCATACCCATACTATTTGTCAAGTTAAATTATTTTTCTTTAAATTCATCACATTCAATTACTTTATCCGCGTCAATCGTATATGCAGTTTCAGGATCAACGTCAATTCCAAACTGGATATTTTTCCCTTTGCATTCCGGAAAACTATTTAAACAAAAATTACATAAATGTTTCATTTCTGATACTTTCATTACTTCCTCCATGTTAAATTATTTTAATATTCTTAACGTGTTGATTGGACGTGTTAAGGTTCCCTTCAGCTAATTTTTTAAGGTCTTCAAGATGTTCTTTTACTTTTTTCCAGTTCGGTATTAAGGCCGCCTCAAAGGGACATTTCCCCGGAGTGCTAATTTCTCCTATATTCTTAAATTGCAGAATACACGGATCATTCTTGATACATACATTGCATTTATATTTCATATTACCTCGTTAAATTGTCCACTGCGAACTCATCGCGTCTGCGATTCCTTGATATGTAATTGACCTTAATTTGCCCCTATCTTTAGATGGCGGAAGTTTATGTATTCTTTGTTCTCTGCCTTCAACTATATTTGTAGGTTTCAATTTTGGCAATCCTTTTAACCATAAACATGTTGCTTTTGTTTCTCCGTGTCCAAACATCCAGGGTTGAATTATTTGAGTAGGCTTTTCAAACCGGGTTGACATTATTCCAACTGGATTCTCAATGCAAATTTTAGGAATTATTCCGGTCATATATGTCGATGTAAGCATATTGAAAAATGCAATTGCCGCAGTTTGCTCATCTCTTTTATATTTAAACCATCTCGCCCCGGATGCAGCCAAATGAGTGCACGGCGGAAAAGCAATCATCATATCCCAGTTTTCGTCAAAATGTTTCAGAACATTATCCTGAATATGCCACTCCGGATGCCCACCCTCCGCCGGGATAATGTCACAGGAATAAGCCTCATGACCTTTAGCGCGGAAAGCCTTTGTTACGATTTGACTAAATTCGCAGGCAACCAGGATTCTTAATTTTTGCATATTACCTCGTTAAACAAACATAAGCTATAATCAATGCAACAATAACGCAAATCAAAATTGCGATTACACATCTATCCCCGCGATATTCTTCCGCGTCCCGGTTGATTCTATCTATCTCGTCTTTGAAGTTCATGTTACCTCGCTATCCACTTATCCGGTATTTCTGTAATATTTTGTTTCTCGGTTATTGCTTTGAGTTCTTCAAAATCGTCAATTATCATTTGCAAGCTCCAGAACATATCATCATATTTTTTTTGTTTATTTTGATACCATTTATACTTTACAATCATTTCATCGATTCGTTTCATCGTTACTTCCCGGAGTTCTTTGTTATCTGCTTCCAGTCGTTTTTCTGTGTAATGTTTACATGACTTAAATTCTTCATAGCGTACATAGCGGCATACTTTGTAATGAAAACAGTCTTTACAGTTTATCATTTTTCTTTCCTTACTCATTTGGATTTACATTTATATCTACATAAGCATCGATAGCATACCACATCGCCCATAAAATATTTAAATCAATATCCGGAAATTCATCTCTTACTTTTTCTACTGCTTCACCTTGCGATCGGGTTTTTTTATAAGCTCGTTCCATTGAATATCCAACACTTTGTAAAATATCTGATGTTATCATTTTTCTTTCCTCACTGGCTGAAATTCTTTCCATGTACATTGTGTACACGCATACATAGTCCCGTCTGGGTATTCGATTACTTTATGCTCCGTCAGTTTACCTTTACAGGTGTCTGACGGGCAATTTCGCTTTATTTGCTTTATTTCAGGCTTCATATCATGAACTTTTTATGGCAATGCGGGCATTCAACTTCTTTCTTCTTTGCAAGTTCAGCTTTTACTCTTGCGGTTTCCTCGGCAGCTTGCTTTCTTAATTTTTCTTGCCTTTCAGATTCAGCCTTTTGTTCAACAATAAGCCTGTCCATATTTTCTTTAGCTTTCCTTTCCGCGTCCTGTTTTTCTCTCTGCACTCTAGCTACTTCTTCTTTTTGTACTGAAATTAAACGCTCGTTTTCTTCTCTTTCCGCGCGCAGTTTCTTTTCGGCAGCTTCTTTCAGCCTTCTTGCCTTTTCTTCAATTGCTTTTTTCTCTGCTTCCATCTTCTGCCTTTCTTCCTGTGCTTTGCGTTCCCGTTCAATTGCTTCAGCTTTCAGTTTTTCATTTTCAATCCTGATGCGTTCCCGTTCCTCGGCTTCTGCTTTTTCTTTTGCAATGCGCTCTTCTTCCATTTTCTTTTCAACTTCAATCCGGATTCTGGCTTCTTCCTCTTTCTTTCTATTCTCTACAAAATGTTCCTGTTTATCAAGATATTCCTCAATCGGAACGATTAACGCTTTCAGAACATTGGCGATACCGTCAATTGCCTTGCCTTCCCGGAGTGCTTGCTCTTTTAAAGACTTCCTTGCCTTCTCGATTGCAATTCTTTTTTCTTTCAGGAATAGCCTTCCAACTCTTGCCATTTCCATGTCGGTAGTCTGGCTTTCGTCTGTAACTACGATTGACTTCGCTTTTAATTCCCATTCCCCGGCAATTTTAAAATAATCTTGGAATTGCTGTAAAATGTAATCAGCCTTCACTTTGTCAAGTCCGCTTGTTTGTACGATTGTTTGTAATTGATTATCCATCAATTTCTCCTTTTAAATATTTATTAATTTTTTGGTCTATGTAATATTTATCGACTAAACTTAAAAACATATCTTTTGCTTCATAGTCGTAAACTGGTTTCAATTTAAACTTTTGTCCCTGATACACTCCGATATACCAGTCGTCAACGTCAGGTGAAATTAAGTTATTCTCGACTGCAAGAATATACTGACCCGCCAGTTGTAAAGAATGATATAATTTGTTTTGAAAATTTAATTTAAAATCCGGTATTGCATTCTCAAATATAGCATCTGGCGTACCTCCGAACATGTATTTTGTAGAGAAAAGAGGCTGCTCATATAATTTAAGTTTACCGAATTTTTTTGCATTTTCTTTCAGTGTTATATCTAATGCGAATAACATCGGATCATTAAATATTTCTCCGGTATCAAGATACATTTTAATCATAGAATGATTATCCTCGCCTTTCTGCCTTGCTGCCTCGTATTTTTCATCAGATACAAACTGCTGCTGTTTTGGCAATAATTCTGTTATATGCGGAACTTCAATTTCCTCGATATAATATTTATGTGTTTCCGGGTCATATCTATTTGCCATTTTGTTTGTCCACTAACATATTAAGATGTGCTTTTATTGTATCGGGATTCCATTTATTCCCATTGCAGAACGCCCATTGTGCCCGCTCGGTATATTTAAGAATCTCAAATCCTTGTTTAATATATTCGTTTTCTCCTACAAATTGTCGTAACCTTTCGAGTTCTTCTTTGCCTTTCTTTTCTGCTTCTGCTTTTTTTTGTGCGTCTTCAGGATTAGTCATGTCATTGTCTTCTTCTCCAGTAAGTATTCCAAAAGCGTTACAGAATGCATATCGTTTTGCATAAGTTAAGGATGATGCTACTTTTTGAGCGGCATTCATGTATGCGTCCGGGTCTATAGGAATTGTAAAAAAAGTAGTCTCGGAATGGCCTGCGCTATGAAAGGCATGACATATCGCCGTTACCGAATCAACAGCCTGTTGAGTAGTAAAGGTATATGATAATTCATATTTTCCAAGCAATTCTTTGACTGCCGCTATTATTTTATCTAATGAAGCGTAGGAATATTTTACACGTGCTCCGCTTTTTTTACTTGTATAATCCACTCCATTTGATTTAATAATTATAGGACACTCGGATTGGAATTTGCTCATGGATTCCCGGAATAATTTTTCCGCCTCTTGTTTCTGAATACGATCTTTTAAATCAAGCAATTCTTTAATTGTCTCAAATGGCATTCCTTGATTCATCGCTATCATAATCATATTTTCCGGTGTTGCCGGTAAATCCATGTTGACTTTAGGCTGTCTTTTCTTAACTGATTTGTTTATTACTGCTACTTCATTTTCCATTATCTTGCTCCTTTAGTTTATCTATTATTTCTTCAAGTGTGATTGCGATATTAGTTATTGCACAATATCCTTGATCTCTATAAGTCATCCACCATGCACAATTATTCCCTTTGCAAATACAACAATCTGATCTATCATCAATAGTCCCTCCGAATCCCTGACTATTGCCGCTGATTTGATTGAACATCATTGGACAATACATTATCTTTCTCCTTCAATATCATATTTTTAATTACTGCTTTTCCTTTCTGTTCAAACGTAGCTTCACTGAACGCAAACCCTGCCAGCCAGCCGGAATTATAATTTGCTTCTGCGTCAAGCAACCCTTCTATATGTCCAGCTATGTATCCTCTGTAATAGTCTGAAGTTTCTTTCATAACGTCTCCTTATTTGATAAAATTGCAAATCGTAAAAGTAGCCGCTGCACTAAGTGCAAATCCTATCGCAAAGTACTGGATAATAAGGCCGTTCTTTTCCCACCACTCCCGGAGATGAATCCCGCGAAGAAGACTTTTCCAGATTTTCCGATCTTCCTTTTTCAGTTTTTCCACCAGCTTTTTATACTCCTCAATTTCCTTACGATTACGTTCGTTTCTCTTATTGTAAAGCTCATCGACTTGCATGCTCTGTGATAGCAACATAACCGCTTCACGTCTTGCAATGTTTTCTTCAAGCAGCTTAATATCATGCTGATATGCTGCTATTGTTTCTTGATTTTTCATTCTTCTTTCTCCTTTACGTCTAATAAATTTATAAAATCTTGTTTTGAAGCCGCCTTAATTTGTTTTGTTACATCGTTACTTGATAGCTCGTGAGTAAATACTGGACGTCCAAGTATTTCCTCGATATATTCGTGCATGTCCTCAAATTTACCTGCTAATACTCCGGTATATGCTCCGACTATTGCTCCTTCTCTTTTAGTCATTGTCTTTCTCCTTACATTCTTTTAATTTACAGGATACAATTATCCTTTTACTTCCCCGTAGTCTGCGCTCCATGTCCCATGCCTCTGTTTTATCGTCATACTCAAGATGTTCGCAGTCTTCGCATTTTTCCGGGATGTTCATTTCTTGACCCCCTTAAAATATTCCTCTACGATATGCCGTAAGAATCTACTTAAAGTTACCTTGTTTTTTTTAGCTTCAGTCTCCAGCAACTTCTTTTTGTCGGGTTCTATTTTTACCCCGATAAAATCATCTTTGTTTTGTTCCATGTTTTTCTCCTGTTGTTTTATATTTAACAATATATTTTACGGTTTGTTTAATGTCAAGAACTTTTTCTTGTTGACACGAAAAATATTGAAAGTAGAATACGGTTAATTCGGAGGCACATTATGGCAAACAATCAGCACCCATCCGATATAAGAAAACGCAGGTCAGATAAGCAGGTATCAATCAATCTGATGTTTAGTATAGCATCATTTTTAATTTTGCTTGTCTTTACTTGGGTAATCGGAACGATGAGTTCGAGAATGGATCGAATAGAAAAAAAGACAGATTCATTTGTCGACTATTATATCGAGTGTAAAGAAGAGATACAAGATATAAGAAAAGATTTCACGGAGAATATGGCAAAAATCAAAGATCAAATCATAGACCTATTCAAGAAAAAAACATGAACCCACTTAATCAACTTTTATTAGTACGCGAATACGATTCTGGAATTGATACCACCGGAAAACTTTATTTCAAGTCTGATAAATTAAGATACGTCCAAACATTAGAAGATTCTTACAACAAAGAAAAAGTACCCGGATCAACCCGTATACCAGCCGGACAATATGAAATCAAGCTCCGGCGAGAAGGCACACATTTTGAGAAATACTGCAATCACTCAATACCGGAAATTGCAGAATTAACAAAAAAATACGGCATATTGCATTTACAAAACGTTCCTAATTTTCAGTATATTTTAATACATATTTTAAATACAGCACTCGAAAGTCAGGGATGCTTAGGCGTAGGTCATAACGTTAACAACAATTCTAAAGAACCCGGATACCTTAGTAGTTCATCTTTAGCTTACATATATTTATTTAAACACATCGCGCCGGTATTCGACAGACAAGAACAACTATATATAAATATACTTGACTTTGACAGGGATATTCAAAATCAATTTAAAGCATGAAACTATACGGATACCGAAAATACATTTTAGTCTTAATATTTCTACTCGTCGGTAGTCTTGCTTATGTCACATCAGATAAATACAACAAGTTGGAATTATATTTTGATTATCTTACATTTCTTGCCGGAATAGGGATTGCCGGGAGTGTCGGCTCAAAGGCAGTTGATAAGATAAAAAAAGAGGATCAGCCATGAAAAACAAAATTATAATAACAGCAATAATTATTATAGCCATAATTATCATTGCGATAAGTTTTACTTGTTGCACAACATTTAAACCTATCTGGATAAAAGAACTACCTGCGGAATGTAACATGTGTTTAAATACATATAAAATTTATTATTCCACAAAGGATAAATCCGCTACTGTCCCGGCTTATGATTACTGTATTAAAAAATTACATCGACAAAGCTGTCAGGCCGAAATTTTTGGAATAGACGCAACTGGAAAACCGAATCCGGTTTTATATGAAGATCAAAAACTTTACCGAAATTTTAATGAATGCTTAAAGGAGCTGAAATGAAAAAATTACTATTACTTTTGACCTTAATTATACCGTTAAATCTTACTGCAATATCAAGCCACTTGCCAACATACATAATCACAGGTGATCAAGATAACCAGTTGAAATATCAGGTCAACATTGATCATGAATTGATTGAAAACACAAACGTATTTATATCATACACCATGAAGGCAAAATGGAACATTTACGATCGGTCAAGCCCATTTCAAGAATACGAACATAACCCAAGTATATTTTACAACAAGAATGATTTTCTATGTTTTGATTTTATACGTTTAATCCCTTATGAGCATGCCTCAAACGGTCTCGCAGGATGGGAAAGTCAAAGCATAGATAGATACTTTTACGAGATGCAATTAAGCTATAAGAACATTATTGGCATTACCGAAAAGGTCGGCGGATATTATGGCTACACGCATCGGGAAGGAATGCCGACAGCAAGACGGACATACGGATTTTTTAAAACTACTCTCTTTCTACAAACAAAAGCAATCCATAATTTTATAGGACATGAACGATTAGAAGTAACTGGAGAATGGACAAAGCATTATTACTGGATACAAGCCGGTCTTTCATTCAGATTATTTACAAAACATTTCAGTCCTCATTTTTATTGTCAATATTATAGAGGACATGGAGAGTTCATTGGGAAACATTATAAATTTACAAACGCAGTGCGGGCGGGTTTCATATTCAACTGATATAATTCAAACATTCTTTACTCCTTTTTTGGAAAAAATTAAGCCCTGTATGATTGCAGGGCAGCTTTTTAAGTACTTGCCGGGTTTCCCCGGCTACTCTGGATTATTTAATACACTTCGCAAATCCAACATTTCCCCGCGCCAGACGGATGAGATACATTTCGGAAGTTTACATCATAGTCTATTCCGTCAAGCTGTATGCTGCGTTTTCCGGTAATCTTAATATTTTCCGCTTGTTTTAAATCGTCAATTTCGCAAAGTGGTTCATCGTCGATGTCGATAATATCAATACCCGTATCCCATAATTCGCTAATTTTTGCTTTCATATTCCCTCTTTTTGTCCTGCTATTCATGCCGGCAGTGCGGTCATATTCTTTATTTCTTAACTTCTTATACTAATATAATAATATAATGCTTTAAACTTGTCAAGCATTTAAATAAAAAAATATCAATAATTTTAAAAAATTTTATACCGTCGATCTTGTATATCTTCCCGGCTTTTTTTAAATCTTTCAATTTCGCTATCTTCTATAAGATATAATTTCCCGGCTTTCTCAACTTTCAATTTTTCCTTTTGAATATGCTGATGTAAGCATTGCCGGGTTAATCCCAGCTCTTTTGCAGTTTCTTCTATTGTTTTATAACCCTTCATTTTTCAACCTCTGCATACAATATATATTATTACTTTTTTTTTGTCAATTAAAAATAATGCTTGACGATTGTAAAACATTATTGTATATTCATAGTAACAAAGAAAACAAAAGGAAAAAAAAATGAAAAAAGAAATAATAGAATGTCAATATTGCAAAAAAATATTAGTTAATAACAACTGGATAGAACAGGAACATGATAGAACAGAAGTGGATAGTCAACCTTGCCCGGAATGTTTTGAAAAAGCAATGAAGGAGATCGAAGCCCTATGATGCTGATAATAGAACATCAACAGGAAATAGTCAATAACGCTCTGATAAGATTTGACGAGGCTATCGACAGGGCAACAGAAGATTTTTTAGAATCAGGAATACTAGACGTAAACGAAGCACAGGAAGCCTTAAAGAAGTGGCTTAGAGAAAGCAAAAGGCTTGATATATTAGAAGACTTAAATTTAAAAGGGGTAAAATAATATGTTAATAAAAACAGTTGAAACGATGTTCCCGGCTGTGAAGTATGAAATTATTCAGACCGGACAAAACAAGTACACGCTTTTCAGGAATAAAAAGCTGGTTGCCGTAAGATCGGAAATCAAGATACTGGAAGTCATGTTGAGCGAGTTGATAAAGTGAAAAATTTCAGGTACGAGATTATAACGCCTTTCGGCAGTACGCATATTTATCATCACAATCAACTCTCGACGGCGGATCATTACGCGAAGCTGAAAGGATACAAAATAAAAGACCGGCATACGGGAAAAGTTGTGAGGGATTATTGTCGGTCAAAAAAAGGATGCAAGAAATGATATATGAAATGAAAGGTTTATTCACCGGGAAATTTATCATTGATGAACTGAAGAAAAGAAGCGAGCAGAATGAGATATATCAAGACTGGGGATATTTCTATGTTATCGGAACGTTAGGAAACAGATTATTACAACAAATCAAATTCATCGATGATATTTTATATTTCTTTTGTATTGAAGATAATCAGCCTTTGAGGATAAAGATCAACCCCGAAAAGGAATATGAAGTAAATTTTATGATAGGAGAATGATATGAAATTATCAGAAATAGAATATCCTTTGAGATTATGTGTTGAAATGTTACATTTTACTGCATTCTTATGTGAGAAAACAAAAGACTTAAGATATTCGGAAATCAAAAAAATATTGCTTAATTTTTTTGATGAAGATATGATTTTAAAAGCTCAAGATATAACCACAGGTAAAGATACAGGAGCTATAATAAATGAACCTATGAATTTCCTAAATAAAAATATATCTGTAGGAGGTAAAATAATAATATGAAAAGCGTAAATGACATAATCAAAGCAACTGGTTTATCAAAGCAAAGGATAAACTTATTGATACAGCAGGGCAGGATCAAGGCCACGTTATTCGAGAATAAAATATACATAATTGAGGATAAAGAATTTGAAAAGTTCGTGAAAAGTCGGGTAAAAAAAATCTGAAAAATTATGTATTTTTTTATTTATTTGGTTGACGACGGTCAATAGTTATGCTATATTATATATAGATAGAGTTTGTTTGATCTTTTAAAATATAGCAAAGAGTACCGATAAGCAGATAAAGAGAGTTGACCACGCCACGAGACACGAGTCAGCAAGCGAAAGCGACTGCGAAGCAACACTCGAAAAGCCTGATGCCATAGACGGTCAGGAAGGATGCTGAAGGAAGGAAAAATGAAAAACTTAATAATAACGATAACCCTGATAATCGCAATGTTTATGACAGTAGCCTGCGAACTTGAATATGTTCCGGGAATGCCGGTTGCGGATTATGATATCGAGATAGGAACGATTGAGGATTATGACTTCGAGAATGATATACCGGAATTTAAGAGTATAGAACAAATTTATAATTTTTTACAATTTCAAATTGAAAAGAAAAAAGATATTGATGTTCATGGTATTGCAGAATATTTCCAGCTACCTGAAGAAACATGGAAAATCGAATCAGGCGATTGTGAGGATTTTAGTTTATTATTTCAATATATAATTAAAAAACAATTTAATTATGATTCGGATTTAATCATTGTAGATCAAGGTAAAGAATATCATGCAATAGTATATATTCATAATATAGATAAATTTGTTGATCCCATTAGTCATTGCATAATACTTTTTAATAATACTTTTTCAAAAAAAATTGAGTATTCCATCCCATATTCAGAAGCCCTATGGATGACTAAAAATTATCATCAAACAATCGGGAAATATAGGTTTTAATTACCATGAAATAGCAATATCATAAGTTGACGAAGTTCCGCCATTTATAAATGTAAAATTTGATACCTGCACATTACCTGTAGCCCAATATAATTGAAGTCCGGATATTTGAATTGTAGATGCATCTATTCGTATTGCTTTACGTGCGTTAAGAGAATATGAACCATCTTGCCCAAACCCTCCAGTAACAAGCATTTCATCATTTGTATTTGGAATAAAAGCATCTAAAGCATCAAAAATTTGATTTTCATTTATACCAGTTCCGGTTAATTCCCCTGTTGGCCATCTTCCTTTCCCACTTTGAAAATAACCTGCTGTAGCCACAACATTTCCTGCTGTAGCCGTTACATTACCTTCAACAGACGTAATGCCTTGCCGCACATAAAGATTTGACTGTATACCCATCCCGCCTGATAGAATTGCACATCCTGTCGAATAAGAAACTGATACTGTGTTATCTGTAACTTTCAAAGGTAAATTATAATTACCGCTAACCGCCAGATTCTTCGCTATATGCACTCCCCCGTCCACCTGTAAAGCCCCTGTGTCTGCGCCCGTGCATTCGGTAGTGTTGGTGATTATGATGTTTCCGGCGTTAGTGCCTACTGTACCTATCTCCATGTTAATTCCAGAATGCTGAATATATCCATACTCCAAATTATCGGATGAATACAAACCTAAAAAAGAACCATTATATATCGCAACTTGATAATCTGTTCCCCCCGTAATAAATGCGATACGTCCTGTAGTTTCACCTGCTGTAAAAGTTATATCACCCCCATCGCTTACTCCTATTGTCATATAACTATCCGCATCATATCCTATCCGCAATTGTGGGACTGTTGTTGATTGTATATGTACAGGATTCAACGGAGAGATTATTCCAAATCCAGAATTCCCAGCACCAGGCTCTGAAGCAAACGCATATTTATTTGTTAAAGTACCCCCACTTGTTGCAGCTCCCGCAACATAAAAACCATAACTGTTTGTTATTGTTCCAGCTCCATAAGTAGTCTGAGCTATAAAATTATATAAATTTGTCAATGTCCCTGAACTGCCCCAAGTGGGAATTGATTGAAATCCTGCAAAATGATCGTAATTATATGATCCGGTAAAAGCTATTCTTGCATCATATGAACAATAAGCAATCCCCCCCGGACGATTTATATAAGAAGAATCAGAAAATGCATGACCATTTCCAGAAATTGTATTATCTACTGATCTTGAAATTAGAATTTGAGAATCAGCAGAACTTTCAACTCCAAGATTACCAACTGTCAACGGAGCTAAAATATTTGATGTTGAAGACAAAATTCCTACATATTGATTGGTTTTAATTCTAATTGCTTCAATATTATTCGTCCCGATCACAAGATCAGTATTCTCGTAGTTCCAGATTCTGCCTTGCTCGGATGCGTCTATACCAAGTTCAGTACCATGACTTGCCGCTGATGTTGTTGTTAAATTTGTGAATCGTTGTACGCTTGCGCCTGAATCTGCTTGATGAACATGTAAATTAGTCCCGGCTACCGGAACTGTTTTAATTCCTAAAGGCTGTAAAATATCTATGCCATTACCGGATTCAGATGTCATTTCGTTTATAACGAATTGATGAGAACTATTCCAGAACTGATTAAAGTAGTCTATCCATAGATAGTTACCTCTATGAATCCAGTTCATATAATCCCTTGCCGGTTTCTCTAAATATTCCCAGCCGGAATTCTTCTTATCTGTAGGCGGTTCTGTTACGTTTATACGCCCGCCACCGTCTGTTACATCGTTAATTGCAAATCTTGGGAAAAATGTTGGTTTCGCTGCTATAGCCATTTTAATACCTCTCTAATTTATGCGGATTGACTAAACTCCCCGCCTTCACTCTCTGTCGATTGTCCAAATCCCTTACCGTCCGTATCGCCTGAGAAAACAAACGGGAACAATGATTCTGAATAAGACACATTCATTCCTATTCCTGCCGCTTTAGTATCGTTTAAAACATCAACGCCATCAGTTATAAGCTCTAACATATTCGTATAAAGTTGAAATCTTGCAGTCGTAGTTTCCTGTAATCTTATTATATCGTTATCGCTATTCTTGAATAAATCGCATACTGCCAGAATATTCGGTATTGACCCACCGGAAATATTCTTAGCAATCGCAATTCTTAATCCTATCCTATAATCTGCGTCCGTTTCTCCGCTTATACGTTCTCTGTTTACTAATGTACCGATTTGATTAAGGTTATACCCAGCCATACTATCTATTAAGTACAGTGTATAAACATACGCAACCTGCGCCAGAATTTCATCAAGCTGTTCTGAAAATATAGTCCATAGCTTTCCGAAATCACTCGTAGTCTCCCGGTTTAACCATGATTGCGGAACGTATTCTAAATAGTCTATTGTTGCCATTAAGATACCACCACTGATATATTGTCGGTATTTGATTGAGCTACTTCGTTTGCCCCAATAGTTAATTTATTTCCACTTGTTGGAGTAGTCGGATAAAACGCTATATAAATAACCGGAGTGGATTCAATCCCAGTAATCCCGTCAAACTGCGCTATTATCTGCCATACTCTTACGTCAACGCCTACGCCTAAACCTTCATATTCAGTCGCTATGCTCTCTACTGTATCAACACCGCCTATCGCTTTTATAACCGCTGTCTTAACTGCTGTCTCGTTTCCCGCTACCCATTCCGCATTACTGGTTATGTTAACTATTACGTTGATATACTTAGTAGTAGCAACACCCCATTTAATTAAATGACTATCACCATTTTCGTCAAGTACATAAACAGATTCACTTCCGTATGTCGCTATGCCTGCGGCCTTACTATTGAATATTGCATTTGCTATGTCGGCATCGAGTGCCGATCCGCTAACTACGCAATAAACGGAATGAGGCGGAAGCCCATCCCCATCCGTAACATCCGTGTCATTCTCATATACATGAGCCGTTATAACACCATCAGTTTCCAATAAAGCGTTTAAAATAGCCGGAACTGATGACCCGCCTGATTCTGTTCTGTCTTCATAACGCTGTCTTAATTCATAATCAGTTTCAATCGGCAACCCTCCGGTTGAAGGCAGGTAATTATTAACGCCTGTTATCCCTGAAACAGGATTTACTATCTCGTTTATTGCGCCCGCAGGAACGACTCCGGTTTCACCGGCTACGATAGCCCTTGATGTTATTGCCGTCCCGCTGGGTACTGCTGTCCCTGATCCGATTGTTTCAAATTGAATATTGCTTGCTGTTTGCATTAAGAATCCCAAAGGAACTTCAACCGATGTCCCGGATACGCTAACCTCAACAAGTGCCTTCGTTGCTGCCCGTCTCGTCACACCACCAAGAGCGACTACTCTATCAAGACTTACGCCTTCGGCGGTATTAACAAACATTGAATGATACATGTCCTCGAAGTCTTCCCATGTATCGCCAAGAGACTTTGACATAAGCTGATTAAAAAGCCCAACAGCTCCATACTCAGAAAGTTCAATGTCTGCCCCGAAAAGTTCTCTTGCTTTTGAATTAGCTTCGCTTAATATATCATCGTAGGTTTTTAAAACAAACCCGCTTGTTGTCACCCCAAAACTGCTCATATTGTCGCCTCCAGTAATCCTTCAGTTGTCTCCGCGTTAAATTCTCCGGTCATTGTTCGAGTCGCATTATCATAAGTCAGATTAAGATCATTCAGCCTTAATATTCTTGCGTCTGCTGTAATGGCATCTTTATAAACTTTCCTTGCTTTCTGTTGTAACAATTGTTTATTCTGAAATAAATTAAAATAATCAATTCCGCTATCAGGCGCGGCGAACCATTCACCCTTCCAAAGTTTAAGCCTTGCCGACATAACCTCCGCGAGTGCGTCAACATCCTCGACCATTGTCAAAGTTCTATCTGATAGGATTAAATCATTATTTAATATTTTCAATGTTCTCATGTTATCTTAACATCCTGACTAAGTAATGTTGTCAATACCCCTTTAAAAGAATTCGCTGCTGCTGCGATAGCATTTATAGCCGCTGCATTTTGAGCGGGCGCACCGCCGACCTGACTTCCTACTGTTGTCAAGAACGTATTTAATTCATCAATAAAAGACTGTCCTAAAATAACAGGCTCAGGCGTTCCTGAAGACTTTCCTAATACAAACCCGCTTTCCTTTTCTGCTGTTGTCGCTGCGTAATTCTCCTTGACTATCGCACCTAAGACACAAGCATTATGAAGTTCATGTGTTTTTACTGATTCTGCACGTGTATAATTCTGTAACGAATTAAGTATGTCAAACGTAGAAAACCCTACCCATACTAAGTCACCTTTAACATAATTTGGCTTTATAAAATAGTCCCCTTGTTTCTGGACTATGACCGGAATTTCCGTCAAGATAGGATACTCTGTTTCAACTCCATAAGCGTTTTTATATTTCATTAACGGCTTGACGTTTGCCCGAAATTTTGTACTATCGAATTTTTCAATAGTACAAACAAGCCCTTTCTGTATATGACGAATCTTCAAGTTAATTAGTTTTTCAAGGAAGTCTAAATATTTCATACCGCAACCGCCTTGAATTCACATTCCGAATTTCCAAAACTTGAAAAAGACTTTTTCCCTTCGACGATCTGAACATAAGTCGCATCAAAAGCATTATCTTTAATCTGCACTACATCCCCGATCTGTACTTTATATAAAAATAAAGTTCTAAACTTATACCCTTTTGAATCTTTTTCTATGCCGCCAAGTAACCCAGATGTCGGAGAAATAAAAGCTACTTGCGGCTTTCTTTGTTCTGGTAATTCTACATGTACTACGTCATTTTTAATAAAATACTGCGCTCCCATTTCGACAGCTAAATTTTTAATTGAATGATCGAACGTATCCGCCGTAAATGACTTAACATTAACTGCGCCGGGTACGTTTACCTCCGCTGTTTTACCCACCATCTTAATTAAATCTTTAGCTATATTTGCCATGTTCATATTATTATAAGTTTTTCCAATAATCCCGTTTGCGATATCTCCGGTCATATCTCCGACTGACAATTCAAGTATAGTATCAACGCCTTTTCGATATACCTTATAGTTATTAATCTCACCTTTACAAACTAATCCATAATCGTTTACATATCCTGCGATAATTTCGATAACCGGATATCTTTGAGTATCCCCTTCTTTCTTCCCTTCAGCTTTTTTAATCGTGCTGCTATTCGGATTATACAGCTTAACCATCGTAGTTGATGCCTGATTCATCGTGAAATTCTGTTCAAACTCAATTGAGAAAGGCGGATAAGTAAATAACGTACCCGCTATATTGAGTTCACAGTATCGATTAAATAAAGCCTTATTAGGCAACGACATACATTTTCACCTTATCCATATTGGTACTGTTATAAACAGTTTCTAAAATCTTATCAGTAAATAAATCTTCAAAATAAAACGGTATTATCGGATCATCAATTGTAAGTCCTTCAACAACCGCATGAAATAGCTTGCCACCGTACACGAGTCTTGTAGTATAAAGTATATTGTCTTCAAGGTCTCTTATCTCGCAATAAATCCGGTCATACTTTTCATTCTTACGGAATACGAAATTATATAAGTTTTCTCCGATTGTAAAAATCTTACTTACCGGAAGTTCATCTGCTGTTAAAGGTAAATAATCAAGTTCCATTATAAAATAGCCCCTCCAATTACTTTCAATTTTGAAGGCGGAATGCCTGCCGGAGTTTTCGTCGGATCAGCTTTCGTTCCTTTCGGCTGTTGTCCCTTATTATTAACGCCGTTCTGTTGTACAACCGGAGCATCCACTGTTTCGGCAATAGCAACACTTATTCTTTTTAATCCGACTGATAGTCTTATTCCTGCCCCAACATCTTTTGACTTACTTTTAGTCATCGATGAAATTACAACATTCGGGATTTCATCTTCCTGACCGAAATAAGTTAATACTGACTTTGTTACTTTATAAAAATTCAGATTGTCTAATCTTTCTTTTATAGACGGATTTATAAAACTTGCAGGATTAAGAACGTCCCAGTCATCATCTGTTAAAATACAATCAATCAAATAATCTTCAGTCTTCGGATCGATATTATCGGTTATGTCAGCACCCGACTGAATAGCATGTTGACTGACATCAACCTGATGATTTTCACTAAAACTATTTATAATATCAAGTTTAGTATCTAAAATACCATCGCTTAAATAAGCCCGTGTTCGTATCCCTAATACATTTGTTACACTCTCTGTTAATGGCATTACATCACCACCCCAGCAGCCGCAGGGAATACGCTGCTTGATAGTTCATTGAGTGCGTCAAGTATCTTTGATTTAATGACTTCAATCCCTTCATCTGCGTTTTGTACTGTTATGTTAATTGATCCTACAAGTTGTTTTATTGTAACCCCACCAAGAGAATTATTAGGCATTATCTGTCCCGTGCTTCCGGGTATAAAAAGCTCTCTGCCGCGCTCGCCCACTATATAAGGTTTTCCGGCTTCTACATCTCCGCCAGATTGTCTTTTCTCTGTTGCGTCTTTTATAAGATTTTTTACTATCTTAGCAGGAGGTAAAAGATTAAGCACTTGTTCTCCGGTAAATTTAGCAACCCCGCTTACAGTAACGTCTTTCTGTAATTCATTGAATTGTTTTTTAGTATCGGCTATGTTTTTAATCGTGCCGATTACTGGCATCATATCGACAATGTTTTTACCGATGTTCTTAGCTACATTTATATCAGTTTTCTTATTAAACCATGCATTTAATTCTTTTAGTGCATTCACCAATTTTCCGGTATACTCTGCCGCGACTTTTATCGCTCCTACAAAATCCTTTCCAAAAGTCTTTGCAAAGTCTTTCACTTCAGTTAATAATTCCCTGATGTCTTTTACGAATATGTTTATTTCTTCTCTTGTTATTCCAAGATACTTCATAAAGTCCCCGAAATAAGATTCTCCACCTTGAAAATAAGTATATATATCTTCAAATATTAAGAACAATAACCCGAATGCAGCCCCTACAAGTAACGCAGTGCCAAGTATAGGCATAAGCGGAGCAAGCAATCCCCAGAACGCCGCAGCCAATGACCATACCGCACCAACCATCAACGTACCTATAACCGGAACTAAAGCTACCATAGTGGTTTTAAGAATCGCCATACCTTTTTCAGTTTTAGCCCAAGCGACAAAGGTCTGCAATATTTGTATCAATCCTTTAAGTAGCGGCTTTAATGCTTTTTGCAGTATGTCCCCGATTGATCTTAACACAGAATTTCTTAATCCGTTAAACGTAGAAATAAGGCCGTGCCATGTCTCGGCTTGTTTTTTCATCATATCATGGAAACGACCGCCCTCTCCCGTAGCGGACATAAACGCATTACGCACCATTTCAAACGATACAAGCCCTTTGCTCATCTCGTCTTTTAGTTGTGCCATTGACTTTCCGGTTGTCTTTGACATTTCCTGTAAAGGGTTAAATCCGGCGTTAATCATCTGAAGTAAGTCTTGACCCATTAGCTTTCCTTGACTTGATACCTGACCAAACGCAAGACTTAACCTGCTGAACTTTTCAGCATTCCCGCCTGACACATCGCCAAGCATCTGAATTGACGGCATTACATCGTTTGCAGCGATTCCGAAATTCATTAACATTTTGGCAGCGTCAGTAATCTGCATATCCTCAAACGGAGTAACATCTGAAAATTTAATTAAATCATTCATCATCGACTTTGCAGCTTCTGCACTTCCGAGCATGACTTCAAAGGATGTTGTGGTATCTTCCATTTGTGCGGAAAGTTCGACAAGGCTGCCGACTACATCAAAGGTTTTTTTTATGAAATAAGCACCGCCAATGGCTTGCATTGCGCCCTGCAAGCCAATGGCTTTCGCTTTAGAAGCATCCATTTTGCTGTCGACTTTATCGATAGCATCTGATGCTTTATCTTTAAAGGATATAACCCCGAATATTTCTCTGAATATACTCATTTCTTTTTAGCGGCCTGCCGTTCCTTTTCAAACTTTAAATCTAAGGCAATATTAGCCTCCGTCAAAACTTCTGGATCGTTCTCGCAGGCTTCAGTAAAGGTTAAAACATTATAAACAATCGGCCTCCAGAATAACCATTCCTTTTTAACCTTCTGCCTGTAGTAACCGCTTCCCCGCCTTGAGTGCATCTTTAGA